CAAAGGTGTAGTCCCCACCGGAGTTGGGGGCAGGCCAGACGTTGATACAGGGCAGGTTCTGCGCAAAGATTGCCGCACTGGAGGTGTGCGCCGCTGCCGTAGTGTAGTTCTGCCCACGGGTGCAATTTATCAGGTTGTTGCCGTCCACATTGGTGTACCCAATGGTCTCAGAGTCAATCTTGATAAACCCAGTCGTGGTTAGTGCTGATGCGTTGCTGACCGCAACGGTTGTGTCTGTGCTGGTGATTGTGCTGCTTAACGTGACAGATGTTGCATTTGTCTGCGCCGTCTGACGGTTGATCCACACTTGAATTGGACGACCAGTCGTAAGTTTGTTTGGGATGGTCGAGTAGGTAGGCTCAGAGATACGGGAGATGTTGACGTCTGTCTGATTTGACGCTACACCGTTGCTCTGGCGAATGACGTGGTCAAGCAAGTCAATCGTGTCTTCTGGGAGTGGGTATACCGCTTGTCCGGTAACCATAGTAATTGCGCCTTCTTCCACTGTCCACAGGTTGATGCCACGGTTTGCCCACTCGATGGTGAGCAAGTTCAGCGAACGGCGTGCCGTACGAAACTCATAACCAGTACGAACCTCTAAACCCGCCCGCTCATAGGCTTCCTCGATCATCTCATTGAGATCAAGGTTAAACGAATCGGAAGAGGATACGTAAGCCATTATCTAAACCCTGCTGTTTTCTTTGCTACGCTTTTAGGCTGAGCTACAAACTGCTTACCTGCCGCCTTACCTTTACGCTTGGCTTTGGTTGTAGCAGCATACTCTGCTGAGGACAACGACTTGATAGCTGCTTCAGGTAAGTATCTCTCACCTGTTTTTGACGAAGGCTTCCCCGACTTGGTACGCCATTTCTGGTCGCCCCAATTTTTAAGAGAAGTCTGCGGTGCTTTCAATCTCGGTATCCCCCGCCAGCAGCCTTGTACCGTTTAGCCATGACCTGCGCTTTTCTCGCGCTCCATTGCCCTGCGCCCGTACCTACGATTGCCGCAGCTTTTACACTGTTGAAAATACGTTTGCGTAAATCAGGCTTGGTGTAGTTACCAGCTTCATTCACTTTGGACTTTGTTTTGCCGCCTTCGGCGTACATGGCGACTTTGTTCGGATCATCCTTGCGTTTGATCGTCTTGGCCTTTGGCATCTTAGAGGGGTTGACAGCACCCATGCCGCGACTCGACATCATTTAACACACCGTCCCGCGAGTCTTACCACGCTGAGCTATACCATCCGCGCGCGCAGAAGCTGTACCACCTTTGGAGAAGTTCTCAGGATAGGTTTTAGCAGCGTTGTAGGCCTTGTCTTTTTTGGTCTGCATCTTGGCATCGTCAGCTTCTTGAACCATTTGTTTTTCTTTTTGGTTTTTTTCAGCTTGAGCGGTATCAGCCCTATTTTGCGCTTTTTCCAGCCCTTTATAAGCGGTTCCAAGTACAGCGCCGGTTATTCCAGCGCCTGCAATTTTAGCGCCTACTCCACTTCCGCCACCGCCGCCACGACCGCCGCCCTCAAGCGGCTGATCGTCCATCCCGTGCCTTGTATGTCTTCCCATGATTTAGCACATCTTTCCGCGAGTCTTACCGCGCTGAGCAATACCGTCACCACGACTGGAAGCCATACTGCTAGAAGCCATCTTCTTGACCGCGCCACCATGCTTCATTCCCGTTGCCGTCTGAACTTTGCCGCTTAAATCACGGTATGTTTTGCCTTTATTTTCATCCGCTTTACGCATCGCCGGGCTGACGTAAGGTTTATTTGCATAATCCACAATGGCGGTTCCTACATCAGACGCAGCTTTTTTTATCATGCGTTCATTTTCTTCACTTTTGCGACCTTGTTCGCCAAGATTAGGCTCTGAAGTTTCTTTGGGGGCAGGCGCGTCGGTTGCTTTTTTAATGTTACTGCTTAACCCAAACAAATCCGTAATATTTTTTGATCTATACGGTTTGTTTTCAACTTTTTCTTCGACTGCGGCTTTGCCAGCATTAGCTTCGGCTTTTTCTTCTTCGTCTTGATGAGCTTTTTGATTGGCTAGACCTTTAGCCTCTAAAGCTTTCATATCAACTTTTGAAGATGCTTTACTGGCGGGGGCAGAATCATCCTTCATTTTGGTGTTGTACTTCTTACCGCCAAATTCAAATTCTGTGTTGCCTGCTTCGCGGGCTGCACGGAATGCTTTACCAAATGCACTTGTTGCCATGATTACTCCTTAGCAGGCTTTGCCGCCCATTTTCATCTTAACCATTTTTGCCTTGGTTTTGCCTTTAGAAGCAACGCCGTCAGCCGCTTTATGACCAGCAGCCATGCCGCCTTTTTTCATCATGCCCATACCACCAGCAGGAGGGCGGGGGGCAGCGGGGGCAGCGCCCATAGCGCCCATAGCGCCTCTACCAGCACCCATACCGCGTTTTTTGGCAGCCATAGCAGCCATCATCTTGGGATCCATTCTTGTAGCCATCTCGCCACCTCTTTTAAAAGTTTTGCCTTTATCGGCGTTTGAAAAATCTTTGCCCACAGACTGTGGGACTCCGGCTTTCTTGGCAAACGCTGGATTATGGGCCACCGCTTCCATGAATCTGTGTTGCTTGGCGCTACTACTCGGCATCGTCTTTCTTGCGATTCAACAATTTCTTCATAGTCTCGGTTTCGTAGATGCGGATTGCCACCCAAACAATACTGAGCAGTGCTGAGACAGCGGGTAAGAATTCCACAAGCGTTCCTATGACGGTGATAAGTGATACGCCATCAAGGGCATACTTTAGAGTTTCTTGGTTTTGTTCATTCATACAAACCTACCTTTTGTTTTGCCTTTGACAGCGCAGCCGTCAGCACGGGCTGAAGCCGTTCCCCCTTTAGCCATGCCTTTACCGGAAATGATTTCACCCATTCCAGCACGAGAAGGAGTTTTATCGTCTTTTTTATCCCCAGAGTCATCACTGACGGCGGTTTTTATACCCGCTGCGGCAGCACCAGCACCTGCTGCACGAACACCTGTTCGGGCCGCTGCTCGATCTTGGGCATCTTCAGTCACCTTCTTAGCGCTACCACGTAAGTGTGAGGTGTCTTGATTGATTTTTTTGAGATCGCCCATTGTGCTGGAACTACCTCTCAAAGAAGGCATCTTGCTGTACTTGGTTCCGCTGATGCTTGCGCCTGCGCCGCCGCCCTCAAGTATTTGGTCATCGGTTGGTTTCTTGCCAATTTTTGCCATGATTACCTCAACACTTCCATCTTGCTAAAGAAGCCGCCTTGCGGGTAGGCTTGCCTTTTTCATCTTTCATCGGGCCGGGCATACCAGACATACGTGCACAGAAAGAATCCTTGCGCTTGCCGCCTCCGGGCTGTGGAGCCTTCAAGTTGCTTCCTGTTGCTGCGTTGTACTTGGCACGGCCTTTGGCAGTCAAGCCCGCCCCCTTGGAAGCGGGTAGTTTTTCACCACGACCAATTGCAAGGGAGGGAGTTTTTTTAGCCATAGAACACCGAGAGGCTGGTTAACGAGCCAACGCTCAGCGTCAAATACAAACCTGTACTTGCCAAAATACCTTCGCCGGGGACGAGGACATACGTAGAGTTGGCTACGGTTTGACTTGTAATGTCCATTGTGAACAAAACCTCGCCCGAGGCGCTACCGTCACGAATTTCAAATGTGCACGCGGTACTTATAGCAGGTGTAACAACAAAACCTTTGAGTCGTGTACGACCTGCGTAATACGACCCAGCGGTACTGCGGTGCGCTGACTTAACGTCTGTTTGCATTGCCATAATCAATCTCCTTTAGAACAGGGGCCAAAGCCCCTTAGATCAATTATTGTTGAGTGGCGGTTGGGTTTGCAGAACCGTCAGAGTCTTTGACGACATACGTCAAGGTCAATATGCCAGCACCAGATGTGGCGGTGACGTTGGCCTGTGTAAACGTGATGATTGCGTCTGACGTACCTACGTTGTTACACAGCACAGCGGCGGCGGCAGAGTTATTGCCCAGCAAAATATTTACGATGCCAGTGTTTGTAAATACGCTTCCGTTTGCGGCTGTATTAATTGCAACAGCATTAGCGAAGAGTGCGTATGTAGGAGTTGTTGTTGCATATGCAACAGTGGTGTTAAACGCCGCAGAAAGAATCTGTGAGCCTGCGGGAATCGTGAAGGCAACCGTAGCTGCTGTAATGTCCGTGTACAAAATGTCTTTAGACTGCGATACGACTGTCGCGCCCAAATTGCGGATAGTGCCAGCGGTAGAGCCGGTGGTGTTTTTAACAGTGCCCAACAACCAAGGGCCAAGGTGAGTTGCGAATCCCATAAGAATATCTCCATGCGTTATAGCGTATCAATCTTGCATGTCAGTCAGCCGGGACTGTTTGATACGCCGGGTTTCCCGGAATGTCTTCAATATACATCAAAAGAAAAGGAGGCACAAGGCCTCCTTTTCAGTCTTTTTAGGACGAACCGGGGGAACCAAACATTCCCAACGGATCAGACCAGCCGAACGAATAACGCTCGCGGGACTTGTAACGCACGTTACCGGTGTCAAAGTCGCCGTCCATGCTGTTAGACAGCGGAGTACGGACAAAGTGCTTCATACCGTTAGGCACGTCAGTAGTCAGATACCAACCATTGTTGTCGGTCAAGAAGTGGTTCTGTGTGTATCCCTCAGGGATAGAACCGTTATTCTTCAGAGCATTGATATCGTTGTCGGTAGTGCCAACACGCAGGCTGGTTTCCAACAGGCGGGTAGCCACGAATTGCAATGCAGGGGGAATAATTAACTTCTTAGGCTTAGCAGCGATCAACAGGCCACGCTCGTCTGTCCAAGCAGCGATCTGAATAACAGCGTTTTCCAACGAAGTTTCATTCAAGTCAGCAGCAGTAGCAGGACGGTTGGAGTTAGTGCCACCGTTAATCAGCGGGTGAGCAGTGCTGAACAGAGCAACGCCATCACCACCGGTATAAGCGGCAGAGAAACCATTGTTCAAAACAGCAGCAGATTTAACCTGCTTGGTGTAGGACATAGCGCGAGCCAGACCTTTGGTGTAGCGAGCAGACAAGCTGTCGTACAAGTTGTCCTCAATGGCCTCTTCGGTCAATGAGAAACCCAAAGCAATGGTTTCGTGGTTATATCGAGCAGTCCATGCTTCCTGTGCATTGTCGTAAGCGATGGCGGAGCCTTCACTCTTAACAGGAGCAGCAGAGAAACCAGACAGTTTAGTCTCTTCTTCAAAAGAACGCTCTGAAGTTTCGGTTTCATAAATTTCTTTATGCTCCTCGCCGTAGCGAGAATATTCCAAACCAAACAAAGCATTCAAACCGGGAAGGAGTTCCTTCAGTAGTTGCGCGCGTGAAATAGCCATGATTTAGCTCCTTATGCACCAGTGGCAGAGTAGTAACCGTGCAGTGCTTGGTTAAATTTAACCAATACTTCAGGAAACTGGGTGAACACAATAGTGGATGAGCTAGGAATAGCTGTAACACTGCCGGGGACTGCAATCGCAGCGTTAATCGTAACTGATGTCGCAGCGGCTGACGCAGCGGCGGTTACAAAAGAACCTGTTTGAATGATTTGCCCATTTGCTGCAACGTAGGATACATCTGTTCCAATAGGGATTGCGCTAGGCAAGCCAGAACCTGTTAAGGTAATTGTTGTAGAAGATGAAGAGCCGGTTGCAGTCGTAGTAATAGCAGACTCATGTATCAAGCCAACCAAACGCAAAGGTAAGGTGGTTGTTACTGGAGTTGCCGTAGGAGCTAAAACTGCGTTAGCAGAATTACCAGTGGTTGTGCTACCTGTATTGTTAATGGCGGACAGGTTGGTACCAATCATAGCCATAGCAGCGGAAGCAATAACAGTAGTGGCGGAACATACAGCAGCCTTAAACACAGCATCAGGATCGTCCAACACATAGGCTTCACAGTCACCTGCAAGAGTTCCTGAAGGCCAGTATTGGTTGAATTGCTTTTGCTTAGTTAAAGGATTGGTGAAAGTACAACCCAAGAAAATACCAACCGTTTGGTTTAAACCAGTGCCAGTAGAAACTGAGGCACGAGTTACAGAACCACGCGATAGTACGACGAAATCACCGTAAAAGATGTCGGTCGCATAACCGTACTGGATGGGGTACATACGGGTAGAACCCGCAAATACTTGACCACCAATTAGGTTCTGCGGCAACAGCCCGTACGGAGCTGATACAGCGGGATAAGCCATTTAAGGACTCCTTGAAAATTTAAGTACCTTTGCCAAAGCTTGTCGAAGACTTGTTCTCTCTAAAGAGCGGCATCCTCGGATCACTTTGACGCATTAGGCTATTGTCTACAGCTTCCGCTTGAGCTTTTGTGAACTTCGTAACGTAATCCTCACGTTGCTCCATAAACTCAGACGGGCACTTGCAAAGCAACAGCCCACCAATTTCGATATTATTTTTAAATCGACTATCGGGGTCGATTAAGAACTGGAACTTGGGTTGTTCTTCAATTGCGACTGGCTCCCAACCTTCCCGGAACTTGCCGGAAATGTTTCGTTGGTCTACCTTGTCCAAAGTAGAAACCCTTACCCATCTGTACGCATATCCCGGCTGTTTATCAGGCTCAGGAAGGAGATCCGCTTGCTGCCACTGTTTAGGGCGCTCTTGCGTAGCTCTGCTCTGCATTTCACGCGACAATCTGTTTTCTGCTACTTTTACGTCTGTTGCCATCTTAGGCCTCCAATTTCATCATTTCACGGGCGTACTGCTCGTTGGTTAATCTGAGTTTTTTAGCCAAGGCAACTTGTGTCTTTGTTAGCACGACCTGTTTGGGGGCGGTACTACGTTTAGCAGGTGCAACAACTGTGCTTGGTTTTGTACGTTGAGGTTTTTCCTCATCGTTGTTTGTAGTCGCCGCGAATTCTTCTGGGAATCTACGTCTGACTTCTTTGTCAATACTGCCGTAGTATTCGTCAGTACCTATATATCCACGTCCGTACCGTTCTGAAAGCTCTTCGTGGAATCCTTCAGCAAATTTGCGCATCGCTAATTTGTTACGGTCTACAAACCATGGGTTGTTCGAGACCCAGTTAGCGACCTTAGGATCCATCTGCTGAGTTGCAGGCTGGTTAGTTTGGGTAGTTTGTACACGATTTTCATCAGTTTGTACAGTGGGCCTGAAATTCTTTGCTTTATCAAGCTTCATTTCTGCTCGAACTAACTCTTTCTGCGCAGCCAAAACTTTATCAGAATCTCCAGAGTCATAAGCCTCTTTGTAATTCCGTTCAGCTTTGTCAATTTCCATTTCAGCAGAACTTTGATACGTAGAAATTAATTCTTTCTCGCCTGTTTGAATCATAGACTTGAGTCTTTTATTCTCGTCTAGAATTCGTTCAGCGACTGTCAGCGCCTCTTGTTGTTCACGCAGGGCTGATTCTTTTGCACGCCGCTCGTCATGCCAAGCCTTTTTATATTGCTTAAACTTGACTTTTACGTTCTTTGTGTACTCTTCAGACTCATCAGCATTTTCAAGTTCTTGCTGTGTGTTTTCGTCCAAAGGGGGCGCTACAAATCTATCTTCTTGGGGTGTGTCGTCAACGATCTTTACCTCGACTTCATCCTCCTCAATAGTGATATTTACCTCTTGGGCATTCTTTTCTTCCTCGAGTTCATCGGGAAATCTGTATGGATCACCAAATCTTGACATGTACGCTCCTTATTTGCGTTTGATGCCACGGGGGTCTTCTACAACACCTTCGACTGAGTCGTCGTTGATGATGCGGAATTCGCGTCCGTGGATGAGTAGGCGTGAGCCTGCGTTGGGTCGAGTCAACACAAAATCACCTTTTTGACACCAAGGCCCAGTCGGAAACTTTGCCTTGTCTGCGTAGCAGTCTGGGCCAAGATCGACAACGAACAAAACTGTAGTGAGCAGCTCGTCGTATCGCAGGGTCTCGTCTGCTTTGATAATCCCAATATCGCCTTCATACTCCTTCTCCTGCTCGGGGATCGCGCACAGGATTTTGTAGCCCGCAGGCTTTGGTAGTTGAGTCGCCTTCTCTTCATCTTTCTTGTGCATGATCGCTTCGAGGTTTAGCGCCAGCCCAAGATCTAAAGTTTCACTCATCTAATTTCTCCAAGTTTTTCGTCAGGTCTGTGATGTATCTACGAGCGGTGAGCAGACCTGTAATTTCCCCACACATCCCGCAGTACTCGTCGTACGACCTAGCAGCTCGCGCTCCCAAGGCATCTTCGAGTTGTTTGACTTTCTCGTCAATTTGTTTCGCTGTGAACTCCAGCGCTTGTCTTATTTCGTAGGACATCATTCATCCTTCTTTACTGGTGTTTTTTGTGGTTGGTTTCGCATCTGTCTATCCTGCTGTTTGCCTTGATGAGACAACTGCTCCCGTTGTCTGACCATGTCCATGCCTGTACGGAAGCCATCAGCCTCTTGTTGATGCGCGCGCTGTGCTTCATTGTTCTGGTGTTGCATTGCAATCCTGGCTCCTTCAGTCTCTTGGTTGGCCTCAATACGCTTGAGTTCAACTTGAATCTGAGCCATCTTGGCCTGCATATCAGCCATGTCTTTCTGGGCCTTACGCTGCAAGTCTTGTTGCTTGATCTGCAACTCTTGTTGCTGCAACTGGATAAGCGGATCTTGAGCTTGCTGTTGGTTCTTCTGCTGTTGAGCTTCTTGCTGGTTTTGCTGGAGAAGTTGCTGAGATGCTTGCGCTGCCATCTTAGAAACTTGAACTTCCATCTCAGGAGACATTTGTTCTTCGTCCTTCTCCTCCTCGTATGGGGGTAAGGTCTGATCCATAGTCATCTCAACTTGCTTACGGTACTCCATACCTAAATGCTCGAATACGTGAGCCATCATTGCAGCTTGTAATTGCTGAGCCATCTGAGGATTCATACCCACGATGCTTTGTATTTTTGGATCCTGCATTGCTGTCATATGAACTGCAATATGGGCTTGATGATCCTGATACAAGAAAGCCTTGACCGGCTTATTAGAAAGGATGTTCATGTTCTCTGTGACTGGGTCACGCGGCTTCATGTCCTCTGCAACTGGTATCAATTTTTGGTAGTTCTTAATACCAATCACGTCTAACATCTGTCTATGAAGCTGGGGTAGGTCATACAGTTGTGGCGCAGTCTGGGCTAATTGAAGAGCCGCCTGATACTGAACAACTTTCTGAGCCATCGTTGCTGCATTAGGATCACTTACTGGAATCACTTCCACGTAGTCATAGTCACTCTGCTTAGCGTGACGACCGCCTTCTTCTGGCTCGTAGCTGTACTCTGTAGGAGTGTAGTCGCGGATGATATCTTTGAGTAGCTTAAACTCCTGCCTCATCGAATAATGGACACGGGCCTGAATTGCACTCATAGTTTTGAGTTGACGCTCAAGAATAGCCAGCGTTGTACCAACCGGGGACTGGGCCGACATGTCAGCCACTTGCAGGTCAACAGTGCCAGCAAACTTACGGCCTTCATCAATGATTGTCTGGAGGAGAGCAGCCAGAACCTGACTTGGTTCTTTGTATGGCAGCGGCATTATGTTGTCGCGTAGGTTGCCACTTGGGACGTCCATGTCACGGAACTCTCCGGGACTTATCGGTGTGTCGTCTCCTTTGGATCGAAGCCCCCGTGTTTTAAAGCCCCCGGGTAGATTCGCCAGAGTACCAGCATCCACCAACTGACGCAGGATAGAAGTGCCAGACTTGGCAAAAGCACCAATAAGATGAATAAGGCCGAAACAGTAAAATCCAAAGCCCGGGATATAGCCGTAATGCACAAAGTGAGTACGTTTAATACATTGCTCATCTTCTGGTCTCCAGTTTCTACGTATCGCTAACACGTCACCTGAACTCTTCTCAATAGTGACGATGTAAGGCAGGGCAATCCCAGTCTCATTCCCATCGTCGTCCGTATGCTCATAACCGGGCAAGTCCATCTCGACCTGCATCTCCAAGAGCTTGAAACGGTCATCCTCAGACGCCCTAAAGCCAAGCTTCTCAGCGATCTTCTTCTCTACCTCGTCCATGACATTGATCGGATCACCCAAGTCAATATCTCGGTAAAAACCTTCATGCTGCAATTTCTTAAGCTCGTTCGCAGTTTTGCGCATCACGTGGGTCACACGTTCTGCTGAGTCCAAACTTGAAGCACCGTAGGGCACAACCACGTCCTCGGCTGGCACATACATAGAGACCTGACGATTCAAGCTGGGATCAAAGTACACCTTCTTGAACGCGTTACCCGCCAGACCCAAGCCCCACAACATGCGCTCATGCTCGGGGCGAAACTCCTTCATCACGTCCGTCAGTTGGTAGTTCATATCTACCTGTACGCGCTCAGCCGCTTTCTTCTTCTCAGGAGTCTCTTTGCCGATGATCTGAGTCTTAACTGGGCCTGCTGCTGGGAACGTAGACATCATGGTCTCAGCTTGAAACTTAACGACGGACTCACTCAATATTGGGTGAAACACACCACATGCTCCGGGCCAAGGCTCCATACGTTCTTCAAGCTTCATACCAAGCAACTCAAGACCATCTACATATGTCTGAATATAATCTTTGCGACTAGAGACATCTGCCTCATACTCACCAACAAGATCCCCAGATAAGCGCGTCAAGTCGTCATCGCTCATATCTTCAGCTAAGTTCTTGCTAAACTCGTCTTCGTCCTCAGACTTCTCCATCTCAATCTCAAAGCCCGGGCCTCTGATACTTACAGCTTCTGGGTCTTCGATCGTGATCTCAATCGGCTCATCTTCCTCACCAAGTTGCTCTATGCCCTGAGGTGCGTCTGTATAGACTGATTTGTCCATGTTTGTTGCCATCATCTACCCTTTAGAGTTGCCCGGTTTGTACGAGCTGAATACGTAAAATCTTTTGCGGGGTGACCTGTGCTTTTCACTGCACGATCCTTTGCCCGTTCTTCAGCAGTCATCATGTTGCGTTTCTGTCCTGCTGCTGTCAGTGACCCGTCTTCCTTCATATGCCCACGCTGTTTGAGTATGGCAATCGCCGTGTCCTTGTTACCGACCTGTGCTGCAAGCCGATCAACCAACTGATTGCGTCCCATAAACTTCTGTGTAGTCACTTGACCATTCTCCCTCTAGTCTTGCCACGGGAAGCTATGCCATCTGCGCGGGAAGAAGCGGTAACCTTGCCCCCCTTTTTAAGAGGTTCAAAACCCCCGCTGTCTGGGTTGTATCTCTCCACATCTTTCCTGCTTACCGCCCTGTTTTTGGGAACTTTTTCAATTGGTACGCGAAGCACGGAGGAGCCTTCAGAAACATTGGTCGGCACATTGTCAGACTGGGTGAAGTATTTTTGTTTTTTACCGCCTTCTTTAGGAAGCATATACCCAGATTCTTTAATTGCCTCAAGTTCTTCTGGCCCTCTTACGTTTCGACCAGCATATTTACCAGAAGCTGGCAAACCGTCTGTTTCTGAATAAACTGAGTTTTTAACTCTTGGGCGCATGAAAACTTCGGCTTTGTCTTTGATTTTCCCCATCAAAGAACTAAACCCGCCTCCGCTCCCGCCGCCTTCAAGCAATTGTTCGTCTAGTCCGCGTTTTGAATTGTTTTTAGCCATGTGAGTCCTTAATAATATGCCGCTTTTTTGCGGAACATCTTCTTGACGAAAGTGTCTTCTGGCTCATCGGTATCCAAGCGGATAAAGCCACCCTGCCGAAATCTCAACAGAGCCAATGTTGTGGAGTCTACCAAGTCATCGTTCGCTCCGCTAGGGAAGTCGTTGCATTCTTCTATGACTTCCTTTGCCCATCGTCTGTCCGGCGCATAGACCACGCCCCCTTGGAACAGACTGGAAACTGCGTTGACACGGGCAATCTTGTCCTGCCCCTTGCCCGGGGTGAACTCACCCACCGGTATGCCCATGCGCCTGAACTCTTGGTACAGCGCCGCTCCGTTGGACTTCTTCTCCACCATGAACGCGTCTGGCTGCCACTCTTTGTACTCGTCAATGATCAAGGCTTTCAACTCGGGAAACTCGAGACGTTTCTTGATTGAGTTTAAGAGAATGATCGCGTAATTGTTCGTCTCCTCATTGAAGAAGACTCCCCACGTCGTCAAAGCGTTGTAATCTGACCGATTTGTGGCTTCCTGCGCCGCATCCAGACTCATGATGGTGAACTCGCACGGGGGTGGCTCCTCTTTGTCCCAGATCTTCCACCACTCCCTCTTAATAAGAGCGCCTTCCTCGGACACGGGGTTCTGCATGTATTGGGCATTCCAATACCGCACGTCCAGCGCAGCTTTCTTGGCGTAAAGCTCTTCTACAGGCCAAAACTCGGGCCAAAGTGCCTCGCCATCGTCTGTGATTGCTGGAAACTCGACCACTTCCCACTGATCGACACCCTCTTCGCGGTTCATCTGGTTGACAATCATCCCTGTCAAGTCCAGCTTCGACCACCGAGTCATCACAACAATGATTGCACCGCCCGGCATAAGTCGCTGGAGAGGGCCAGACTGAAACCACTCCCAAGCAGGAAGAAAAACATCAGCTCGCCCAGTCTTAGCGTCTTGTTCCGAATGAGGATCATCAATAATAAACAGATCAGCACCTCGACCAGCAAGAGCGCCACCCACACCGATTGCGAAATATTCCCCATGGAAGTTTGTACCCCATCTTGATGCCGACTTCGAGTCAGCTTGCAGCTCAACTTGCGGAAAAATGTCCTTGTAGTTGTCCATTCCCACCAAATTTCGCACTCTACGACCAAAATTCACTGCCAAATCAGCAGTGTGCGAGGCCATGATGATCTTTTTCTGTGGGTGCTTGCCCAAAAACCATGCTGGAGCAAGGTATGAAATCAATTCTGACTTACCGTGACGGGGTGCGATGTTTACAATCACCCTTTTCTTCTTGCCGTTGGCAATATCCTCGAAGATTTGGGCCAATTTCAGGTGGTGAGGGCCAACTTTGTACCCCGGATAGACGTGTTTGACGAAGTCAAGGAACGATTCCTTGCTCAAATCCTGCGTCATCTGGGCATCGTAGGTCTTAAGTAGCTCAAGAGTGCGTCTCTTTTGCTTCTCGGGCATTGTCGGCAGGGCTTGCCGTAGTTTAAATAGCTGTTCTGGAGAGAGTTGTGGAAGTGCTGTCATTCGTCTTGTTCAGTGTCTCTTCGCAGAGGGCTTTCGCTACGCACAATCTCGCGGGCCTCGACGTCTATCGCTTTGTCTTCGAGTTTAGTCAGGGTGTCCAAGAGTTCCTTTTCGACTTCCTCGATCGACATGATCTTATGCGTCACTTCACTGCGCTTCTTGAAAGCGTCTACGCCATCAACCTCACCTAATTTAGATAGGGCAGTGATACGAGCCTTGGCATCCTTGGCACTTTCAATCTCTGCCACCAGCTTGTTGACCACATACATCTTTAAGTCAGACAACTCTTCAACGATGGACACGTTCATCTGAGCCACCATACCGGCAAGCATGGCAAGGGTCTCGTTGGGGTACTTAGAGAAGTCAGGTCTGAGCGTCGGGTCTGAGATCATTTGCCGAGCAAGTGCCTTGGCTTGGTCAGCGTTTTCTTGTGTTGGAGCAAGGGGGTTGCCCGTCAGATCTGACATCAGCTTCACCACGTTGGCCCTCATGGTGAGTTCTTCAGACGGAGACAGATCTGGGAACGCATCTGAGGCGTTCTTGGGTAGAGGGATGTTCTCCTCTATATAAGGCATGATCTGTTCCATGTCGGGCATAGGCTCCGTTTTGTAGCTGAGGTGTTAGCGCAGGGAGTTCTAAGTTGTACCAACAAGCAAGGAGCAATGTTTACTCAGGTGCTATGCGCTAACGACCCGAATGTATCATAAAAATATATCTTTGCACAAGCAGGAGGTAAGGAATCCTACCCGGGGGGTCATTTCGTTTTTCCAAGTTGCTACGGGGTGTGTAATTCGCATGGGGGGGTGGTGCTACAGGAGTAAGTACGTCTTGGCGGGTACGTCTCGGCGGGTACGTCTCGGCGGGTACGTCTCGGTGGGTACGTCTCGGTGGGTACGTCTCGGTGGGTACTTCAGATCCGGCAATAAGTAGCGGCTTGCTGCCGCACCTTTTAGGCAAAAAACTCAATGGTGGCAGGGAGTTAGGTGCTAGATCCGGCGGTGGTGTGTAATTGGGGAACTTGACATATATGAGTCTATGGATAAGGGACTCTGTGTAATTCGCGGTAACTTGACATATAACTGGGGCGGATTTTTGAAAAATATGTAATCGTTTGTGTGGTTCAGAGGGGGGTGGCATGGGGGGAGAGGCTCATTGTGGTTTAGGGGGGTAGGGGTCGGTGTGGGCTTATTTAGCGTTCCGTCTCCTGCCGGAATGATTGACTATTCACTCTACATCATCTATTATTCTTTTATCGGAAGCAATTCGGCAACCGATAACCCTGTAAACCCTTTATAAGGAAATGAAAATGGCTAAAGCAAAAACCCTGACTGCCCAAGCAGTCGCAGTGCAGTTCACTTCAGTGACAGACATCGCAGTGCAACATGGTCAAGCAGAGAATAAGATCTCTGCCTGTGCTGAGTACGCACTGGACATAATCAAAGGCTTTCCAGTACTGAAAGAAGTCTCAGAAGAAAACGTCAAAGCCCTGCGAGACGGTTATTCTTTGCATCATCGCAGTGTCTATAAGCCTAAGACATATGCAGTCATCAGTGGACAATACTTTGAGGCAACCCCAGATCATCTGGCAAACGACAAAGTCGAAAAGATCAACGCAACGATCGACTGGGCAATGGTCTGGACACCCAATGAGATGGCGACTGAATTCAAAGATCGTCCAGAATTAAAAAAGATCGTCGAAAAAGTACGCAAAGCACATTTAACTTATGTGTCTGACACACTGGGTAAATTGGTACGCAAAGCAGAGGCGATTTTAAAAGATCGTGCGGGTATCAAAGCAGAACGTAGAATAGTTCTGTTTGTGAATACAGTCGGAGACTTCTTTGCAGCACAGGAAAAGTCAGTGAAAGTTAAGCAGACTCGAAGTGGCGATGCTACTGCTAACCCTGAGAAGTTTAAGGAGGCAGTCAAAGCCTTTTGGTTAGCATATGGTCAGAGACCTACTCAGTCTAAGTAATTAGACTCTAAGCCCAGACCGGATTAATTTCCGGTCTGGGCTTTTTTTTGTCCCGCTATTTGAGACCAGTTATGTAAGGGCGCGCGTGAGATCGAGCGAGGATGTCGAGCGCGAAACTATTAAATAGTGTTCCGTCACCTGACGGATTGATTGACATTCTATATGGTCTCAGCTATTATTCTTTTACCTGATGCAAATCAGGTATTTCAATCAACCCTTAAAAGGAAATGTAATGTCAAATCGTAAAACCCCGATAGCTCAAGCTATCAACCCCGTGGCTTTTGTCTCAATTACTGACATTGGTTTACAGCATGGCAAGGCTGAGAATCGTATTGATTCATGCGCTGAATCAGCCCTTGACCATATCGTAGGTTTCCCCATTCTCAAGGATGTCTCAACTGAGGATATCAAATCCTTGCGTGACGGCTATTCATTGGCTCACAAGGAAATCTACAAGGCTGTCACCTATGCTGTTATCAATGGACAGTATTTTCCCGCCACGCCAGAACACCTTGAAAACAAGAAGGTTGAGAAAATCGAAGCCACGATAGATTACGTCATGAGTTTCACGGCTAATCAAATGGGTACGGATTTCAAGGACAACCCCAACCTCAAGGCTGTCGTTGAGAAGGTTCGCAAGGCTCACCTCACTTATATATCTGATAAGTTAGGCAAGTTGGTGGACAAGGCTGAGAAGATTCTTAGAATACGCTCAGGTATCAAGGTTGAGCGCCAAGTGGTGTTATTCATTGATACCATGAAGAAGATATTTGAAGCACAAGGGAAATCTGTCAAGGTGAAACAATCTCAGCGTGGTGACGCCACGGCTAATCCTGAGAAATACAAAAAGGCTGTTGAAGCTTTTTGGCAAGCGTACAAAGCGTAACGCTTGAGCCGAACCCCGAGCCGCAAGGTTCGGGGTTTTTTTTCGCCCTTAATTGAGACCAGTTATGTAAGGGCGCGCGCGTGATTAGCGTGTGCGTGGTTTATGAGCTTAATTAGCGTTCCGTCTGGTGACGGAATGGGATCATCGCCTACCGTTCTCAGAACTCACACTACCAAAAACACGTCTACATCATCTACCGTTCTCAGAACTGATGATCTACATCGCCTACCGTTCTCAGAACTGATAGATTTGAACGCACAAAGCATACTAACTTTACATGTTCCAAAAAAAGAGTAGAACAAATGGGGTCGAGTAGAACAGAAAAACCCTCGTAAGTCCTTGTCAGCATTGAAGAAAAAGTTTTTGTTCTAATGTTCTACGATTTTGAGCATAGGGGTCAGGATTTTGCAGTTTTTCTCAATCGCAAGACTTACCTGCTGAGTGCAAAGTTGCAGTCGAAAAAATCGAAATAAAACCGTATCCCCCCTAAAAACCGTAGAACATTAGAACAAGTTTCTTTTCTTTCTTTCTTTTTTATAAAATAATAATACTTCTCCTTACAAAAAACACAGAAAACCTACTTCAAGTAATACTCGTTTTTGTTCTAACTTTACATAGAAAAATAGAACAAGTGGTAGAACATTAGAACAAACGCCTTGAATAACTATCTTACCGTATCACTTGTGTTAAATGTATAGTTGTGGTATACTTATATCTGAGTCGAGGATGAAACGCTTGCAGGTCGCAAGCACCACGGCTTGTTTAGTGTTCCGTCATCAGACGGAACGGATCAATGTCAGACCTTTAGGAGAGAGTCATGAAAATGTTTTTTGTTGCCCCGATGCTTCCTGCATCCATTGCACGCCCCATCATTCGTTTGCACAAGCCCCGCGTTGCTTACAACCATGCGCAGACAGATCTCACCGAGACCATGCGCCGTGATGCGTTGCGCACCGATACGTACTTCAATCAGAATTTAGAGTTCTTGGACAGAGACTACGATTTCGACGAGTTCCAAGACATTGACAACGAGCATGAGGGCTTGACCATAACCGAGCCAATGTCCGAGGTCGAGTTGTTCCAGTTCTGCACTGGCTACGACACCATCTAATTTATTCAGCGTTCCGTCTACGGACGGAATCAATTCCCTCATCAAGGAGAATCACATGGGACGTTTCAAAGATATTGCCATCGGCATGGTGGAAGACCACGAACAAGTACAGGGTGACTTGTTCATCGACGATGAACTGCGCACGTTGATGCAGAACTTCAAGCCAACAGCAGAGGAACTTCAAGCTGAACTAGATGAACTGCAAGCTCATGCGATGAGCTTACCAAGTCTTTGTGTTCAGCCTGAGGTGAAAGTTTATTTGCTGATGAAGAACGGTTTCCCTCAGCGCTCATACACGGACAGGGCGTTGGCGTTCTACGAGTGCTGGATTTGCACCGAGGGAGACATGCACGCCGAGACACCCGACGACTACTACGTTGTCGAGATCATGCACGACACATCCACTTACACAGGGGAATGACATGAAAGTAAGACAGATACGCCGAAGGGCGAAGACCAAGTATGTAACGGAGGCGGGCTTTGCTTTCTTGCGTGGATGCTTTGCCAAGCGATGCCGTACCTATGAGGCGGGATGTCCCACTTGTGATGAGTGGCGCTTTCGTGACGAGCATGGGCGGTTCGTCTACAACTGGGATGAGTTGCGTAAGTACATGGACACAACGGAGGAAGTATGAATGATTTCTTTTGGAACTACCGCATCGTCAACACAAAGACTGCTAACGGAGGGGAGGATTGGTACTGCATCCAAGAGGTGATATACAACGAGGACGGCAAACCCGAGAGTTATGGCGAGCCTTGCCTTGGGTCAGAGGATATGGAATCCTTTGGCGATGTGTGGCACATGATGCAGGAAGCGATGACCTTGCCCCCATTGCAGGAAGAAGATTTTGTCCAACCAACACAGGAGTATTTCGCATGAATCCAATCTATTACATATGCACTGCCGTCATATCTTGCGGGTTCATCGTGGTGGGGTGGGGTGGCGAGGGCTATCTGCACTACCTGTGCCTGATCTTGGGCGGCGTGGGGTTCGGTGCAACTGTCACCGATGCGTTGAATTACACAGGAGAGTGAGTAATGAATATCACAGTCGAGATCAGGGAGGTCTATGGTCAGTCCAAGATCTACCCAGTGTGTGACAAGGCGCAGACGTTTGCGCATATCGCAGGGACAACCACGCTACTGCCCCGAGACATCCAACGCATACAGATGTTGGGGTTCGAGGTCTTGGTAAAACAGAAGGAGTTGAAGTTATGAGCAATGACATTCACGAACCAGAGTGCAGGCAATGCGGTGATGAGTATTCCGTCAACAGGTGGAAGCTTGGTTACAAGTTCTGCTTACCATGCGGCGAGCGTATCGCACAGAAGATCGTGCGCACTGTCGTGCCCATGCACAAGTCCAACTACGTGATGCTGACTGACATGGCTGACTTGAAAGGCATCAACAACAAGGGAGGGTTTCACAGATGAACCACACACTAACAGATGAGTATCTATCCATTGCAATGACGGAATCAACGATGCGGAGGGCACACATGATTAGCACAGCGAATGGGGAAACCCTTGAGTCAGAAGCAGAGGAGGCGTTCTATGCCTACCTGACCGAGTTGCAACAGCAAGTAAAGATGCTTGTCGCTGAGGACAGGAAAATCAGTGCGACCTTGCGTGATGTGTTTCTTGCGGGATACCGCGCGTCAGAAGAAAGGAGATTCAGATGATGTACGGAGATGACATGAGCCACATGGTGTCGGTGTTCGTGCCGGTGGGCAGGGACAAGCCATGCCTACCATACGATGAATTCATAACTGAGGGAGGGTTTCATCCAAGCTCGTTCGCTGAAAGTTCTGAGTATGGTCGCCACTTCTATACCAAGTACGAGTTCCCGAACGGCAAGAAGGTGAGCGTGATCTGTGGGGCAATGTTCTATTCACGGACAGATGCCCCATACGAGGTGATGTTTGAGGACGAGGACGAACCGTATGGGTATCAGACCGACGAGGAGTTGATGATTCTTTTAGCCAAAGCAATAGGAGATGCGTAATGGGATATAGATCAGAGGTGGCATACACCATCAGATTCACAAGCGACGACGAGCGAGCCAAGCAATCGTTTTATACATTCATAGCCGAAGCTAAGGCTAAGGCTGCCACAGCCCCATGTTTCACTGAGGAACAAAAGAACTGGAATGGAGGTAATGGGTTCATCGTGGACGAGGGACGATTCCGTATTAATTTCTCTGCTGACGATGTGAAGTGGTATCCCGACTACGACGATGTGAAGTGCCATGAAGCGTTGATAGAGCTTGCCGACGAGTGGGCGAACGACGAGGACAACCATTCCGAGATCGCCTATGTATTCGTGCGTATCGGTGAGGAGAACGACGACATTGAGGAGAGGTTAGGCGGAGACTACGACTTTGAATGGGTGCAGGTCAATCGCTCGATCAGTCGAGACTGGTAAATAACTGGCATCTTCTTACGCAACTACTTTGCGTGAGGGTCTTGTGTTATATGTATAGTTGTGGTATACTTATAACTGAGTCGGGAATGAAAATCATCGACGACTCGAAACAGCGTTCCGTCACCAGACGGAATGAATCATCAATCGAAAAGGAGTTCTCATGAACACAGAGTTATCAAAGCCCAAGCATCTCATCAGCTTGGCATCAAGTGCTGTCCTCGTCAGCGTGGATGCGAATGTATGGTCAGCGACCAAGCAAGACCGTGGCATCAGCAATGATGTTGCTGACTCAAAGCACGCCGATCGCAAGGCGGGCAAGTACGTTAAGAATCTGTTGGCAGATCATCCAAAGCACAAGGCGTTGGTCAACTATCGCCAGACGATTTACAACTGGGTCAAGCGTCGCACCTATCGTTGGAACAACTCACAGGACTTGTTGCCGAGCATCGACGTGCCTAAGTTCAAGCAGGAGTTCGGCGAGCATAAAGCGTCGTTCGAGAAACTTCTTGCAGATTTCATTCTGTCCTATGACGGAATCGTAAGTGACATGGCGTTCAAGGCAGGGGGCATGGGCGATATGTTCGATCGGTTGGACTATCCTCCCAAGGAAGCATTGGCGGCTAAGTTCGGCGTTGAGCTTTATGTGTCCGAGGTTCCGATGAGTGACTTCCGTTGTGGCATTGCGAATGACATCGCTGATGATTTGTTTAGTACATACAGCAAGCAAGCCGAGGACATCGTGTCATCCATCGTCAACGAGCAGAAGACAAGGTTCATCGAGGTGATGCAGTCGATCAGTCATTGTTGTGGCGTGGACGAGATCGGAGTGGACGACAACACAGGCGAGACCAAGACTCGCAAGCGCAAGATCTACGACACCACAATCCAGAAAGCGTTGGAGATGTGCGAGACCTTTAAGGGTTTCAACCTAAGCGACGATCCCGAGCTGGAGGTAGCCCGAGCATCGCTTGAGAGAGCATTGGCAGACGTAGATGCCAAGAGTATCCGCGAGTCGGACGCAGTGCGTTCAAGTGTGAAGGAGGATGTAGACAGCATCCTCAGTAAGTTCAGTTCTTTTCAGTGTGTTTAATTCAGTAATCAATCAGGAGTTCCAAAATGAGCAAAGTTTCTTTCGTCAATACCGTGACCATCAACGAACTACGGAAAATAATTCCGCTAATAGCTTCAGATCTGACAGTGGTCGTACAGTCAGAACCTGGGTGTGGCAAGACCTCGCTGTTATCCATGATGGCGGTTGACAACGGTGACAAGTGGCGCAGTCCCAAGGATGGCACAAACATCGAGGGTGACAAGTACGACTACATCTACGTTGACTGTCCGGTCAAGGACATGAGCGACATAGGTATGACTATCCCCAACCATGCGACCAAGCAGTTGGAGTACTACGTCGCTGAGTTGTTCAATATGAAAAGCAACAAGCCCAAGGTCATCTTGCTCGACGAGTTGATGAAGTCTCCCAAGCTGATGCAGATCATCTATACCCGCCTGATGTTGGAGAGAATGTTAGGTGATGATCCGTTGCCAGACGGAAGCCAAATCATTGCGACGTCGAACAATGCAAGCGATGGCGTGGGCGATGCGATGTTGGCTCATGCGGCAAACCGTGTGTGTATTGTGCGCATGGCTAAGCCCACAGCTGATGAGTGGTTGCAGTGGGCAACAGCCAATGGAATCTCTCGTGTTGTTCGTGCGTTCGTGGCGATGTTCCCGAGGGTGATGGCATCGTATACCGAGGGCGATATGCAGAAAGATAACCCTTACATCTTCAAGCCAAGCTCAGGTGCGTTGTCGTTCTGTTCCCCTCGTTCGTTGGCGAAGTGCGATGTGATCGTGAAGCATCGTGATGCGATAGGCGAGAACGCAACTATGGTTGCATTGGCAGGAACGATTGGTGCGTCAGCGGCAGGGGACATGGCGGCATTCATGTCGTTGGAGAAATCATTGACAGATGTCAAGGACATCGTGAAGAACCCGTTGGGTGTGACCATGCCGAGAGACATATCAGCCCAGTTGATGATTATGTTTCAAGCAGTAGATACATTGGCGACGCAGGATGAGTTGACAGCGTTCATGGAGTTCGTCGGTCGTATCGACTCAAGCGAAGTGCAAGCAGTGTTCTTCACCATGATGATGCGTAGTCCCAAAGCAGTGCGTCTTGCTCGCAACAATGCAAAGATCGCTGAGTGGGCTAAGAACAACCACGAATTGTTTTGATAGGGGGGCAATATGAAACGATGGAAAGGAACACTTGTCGTGTCATACACACAAGATTTGGAAGTCGAAGCCGAGACGCAAGCCGAGGCTGAAGAATTGATGCGAGAAGCATTTGACCCAACACGATGCCATAACACCGCCGAGTGCCAAGCATACGATGTTGAAGAAATAACAATGAGGGTTGAATGATGATAACTTTTACTGAGTTGGAGTTGGTGTTGCTGATTGCGTTTGGTGTGATGACGTTCTATTTTTTCAGACTCAAGGCTGAGTTGTATATGCACAGGCGTGTAGTAGCAGAGATGTTCATGCGTATTGCCAAGGGCAATGTGAAGGTTACCCAGACTGATGATGGCTTTGACTTTGAGGACATCAAGTCATGAGTGAAACAAAGTGGTTGACCGTCGTCTATGTGTTGGCGATGGTTGTTCTTGTGTTAGATATATTTTATTGGAGAGCGATATGAGCAAGCAAGAAACGCGTGTTAAGAAGGCGCACATTGCGCTGATGAAACACCCAGAGACAGCGTTGTACTCAGGCGTGATGTTGATGGGGTACAGCAAGGTCGTGGATGAAGGATGTCCTACGGCATACACCGATGGTATCAACAAGGTATACGGTCGCAAGTTCTTGGAGGGTGTCGATACCGAGCCGAAGGTGCGTGGCTTGATACTGCATGAGAACCTGCATGTGGCGTTGAAGCAATTACCAAGAGGTAAGGATATGTTTGACGAGAACCAAAAGATGGCGAACATTGCCGCTGACTTTGTGGTGAACGGCATCATTGAGAACATCAAAGGCACAGTCAATGGGTCGAGTGAGCGTATCGTGGACTTGCCTGATGGTGGTGTGTTTGACCCCATGTTCGACAACTGGTCAATGCGTGAGGTATACAACTACCTCAAGAAGAACTGCAAAGGCGGTGGCAAGGGCAACGGTCAAGGTGGCAAGGGAGGTGGTCAAGGTAACGTTCCGTCAGGGGGCGGAAACGAAGATGGCGATGGAGACACTATCACCATCAATGGCAAGACCTATGATCTTTCTAACTCAGACCAACATGATCTCGGCAACCTGAAAGATCTTACGCATGAGCAGGTCAAAGAGATCAACGATTCAATTGATCGTGCGTTGCGTGAGGGCGGGATGTTAGCAGGTCGTATGGGTGCGAAAGTACCCCGAGCTATCTCTGACTTACTCGAACCCAAGATTGATTGGCGTGATGCGTTGAGAGACTTTGTAGCGAGTGCCATCAAGGGCAAGGATGAGTTCACATGGCGCAAGCTGAACAAGCGTCACATGGCTAATGACATCTACTTACCAAGCATGGAGAACGAGACGATCGGCGAGGTGGTCGTCGCCATTGACACATCAGGGTCGATCGGCAGTGCGCAGATTACCGAGTTTGCGACAGAACTGGTCTCTATTTGCGATCTTTGTTCACCTGACAAAGTGCGTGTTCTGTGGTGGGACACCGATGTGCATGGTGAGCAAGTGTTCGAGGGTGACTACAAAGGCATTGCTCAGATGCTTAAGCCAATGGGTGGGGGTGGTACTCATGTGTCATGCGTCAACGATTACATCAACGAGCAAAAGATCAATGCCGAGTGCGTGATCGTGTTCACTGATGGCTACGTCGAGAATGACATCACGTGGAACATTCATAGTCCAACCCTGTGGATGGTGACACAGTGCAAATCGTTCGAGCCGCCTGTTGGCAAGTTGGTGAAGTTCGGTGAAGACTGAAGACCTATTCAAAGATTACTCTTGGAAAAGGGTAACTTACTACAACGGTGTAGAAGACGTGACGTTGGTGTTCACCCATAAGCTTGAATCGCTTATCTTTCAAGCAAACAGAGCACCGAAGTTGAATAGCGCCTATGGTAGAGGAGAGGAGGTGATTGTGCGTCATCGTATGTCCAAGGAGATAGCAGAGGAACTCTTGATTGACATGGGGGATTCTGCTTTCGTCTACTGTTTGGAGAGGATAGAGAACAACGCACAGAATTCACGACTGTGGCGGGATGTGTTGTTATGGCTAGGTGAAGAATCAACTAAAGGAGAAAGCAATGAGAGGATTTGATTACAAGCGTTTAGAGCAGATCACGAAGATAGAGAAGCCGTTTCGTGGTACGACCAATCGGTTTCCAATCGGGAGTCGTAGGCGTAATCTTCAGAATTTCTACGTCAGGGAAGAGAATGGCGTAAAAGTATTTGACATAACGTGTGGGACTCGTTGGAACACAGTTGAGCTTACTAAGGAAGAATACGATGCGGGAATCGCAAGGTGCGAGAAGAACCTACATGAGTACACATACGACGCGAGTGCGGGTACTAAGTACGTCAGGTATGAGCATCCTATCCATGTCTTAGGTACTGTGTACCCCGAGTACTTTCAATTCACTGCCGAGGGCAACTACCCCTATGGGCAAGGCGAGAAGAAGTTCCTTAGCGATGCCACTAGCGGATGGTTTAAGAACGACTCACGCAGGGGTGGGATGGTGTGGTCGATTGGGCGCAGTGATGCTTGGCGCGTGATGCCGATCTTCAAGAACATGAGAGTAACAACCGATCAGGCTATGCGCTCGCTTGATGAGTATTCCGTCATCGGGCGGAAAGTCAATCGCAAAGTGGGTAAAGAGGTTCTTGCAGGATACGAACACTTCTACAAGGTAAGCGAGACCATGTGCAAGGCGATGGACAGAGAAGCGTTCTTGCGTACAGCTAAGGAAGTTCTTGAAGAACATAGGGACGATACCGACTTTGAAGTAGCTGACGAATTGCGAGATCAAGCACCACTTGATGCAATGATTCTTTATGCGTCAGCGTTGGGTGTCGGAAGGATTCAAGATCAGATCGTCCACCCTAACTGGCATCGGTCTGAACCGCATGAAATCTTTGAGAATCTTAAGCGACACATGAACAACAGAATCTACAAAGAACATCCCGAAGTGTTCAAGCTTGTGCGGTATGGGACGGATGAGAAGTATCCGCCGAGCGTGTGGGGGTACGAAGTCGAGGTCAATGGCGAGATTGTTCAGCAGTATTAATCAACGAAAGGGAGAGAGATCATGAGTAAATATATTCTTGCAGGATTCGAGAGCGAAGAACTTGAGCAAAAGATTAAAGAGCATCAAGCGTTCGCGCTGATGCGTGAGTTGTGTTTCAAGTATAACTTAAAAGTCATGTGTACGACCGAGTATCACCACGGTACGGCGTTTCAGATGTGCCACACCAATGGCATGGCGGTGGGCAAAGTGTTTGCTCAAACCATAGAGGATGGCAAGCTGGAGTATTGCTATCGCACACCATACTACAAGAAAGAGCGTGGCAGTAGTGAGGAGGACAAGGAGACACTACGTAGCGTCAAAGTATCTTCATTGATGTCTAGCATCAAGCGAGTCAAAGCAATCATTGATATACCTAAATTACTCGACAAGAAGATGGGCAAGCTTAGCGATGCGAAAGACATCATGGAGAAAGCGATGGGCACTAGCTACAAGTCCAGTAGTGAATTTGCAGCTAACGAGATACAAGCGTTGCTCTGTGCGTTTCTAGGGGAAACTCCTAATGGAAATCACCTGACAATCGACACACTTAAATGTAAAAAGGTACTTGACAAATACAATGAAGCTGATAGAGTAGCGAGCAAGAAGTTAGAAGAACTTGATCGGTTTTTTAGCAATCCTTTCTACATGATAGGTGCAGATAGTTTCGGTCATTTCATAGTTGGCAAAGTCAAAATCACAGGGGGAAAACAGTATGAAATCGTTGAGCAGTTTAAGCGTTATGCAGACATCACCGAGCGTGATGATCTTATCCCTGTGATGACCATGACCAAGCTTGCGCATGAGGGTAAGGGACATCGTTCGCAAAACGGTTACATCCCTGTGATTGATACGTATGACGAGAATCTTGACGCAGTGTTCTTCTATCATAACCAAGCCACACATTACGACTACGTATGGATGGCAACCCCATGCTGAATGAGAACTTTGCCCCAGTGACGCATAGTTGGAATCTAAATCTGGTACGTCTTCCGATGCGCCGTATTGACGATCACTTCATTGTGTATGTCGCTGATGGGTATCACCGTAGGTATGACAAGGACACATTGCCCGATGACTTGAAGACCAAGTTGACAATGATTCTTGCAGTTGAACACACAGTCATACCTGACCACAAGCTTTCAAAATTAGAGTTGTATAGCAACACTCAATGTCTTGAGCTTGACGAGATTGGATGGAGAGCGTCCGAGTCGTACTACTGCATGGTGGTGACGTATGAGTCAATGATGGCTATGAGAGGAGAGAGCGATGGGGAAACTTAAAGATTTGTTGGATTCGTGGAACGATGACGACTATGTAAAAGTCTCTGATCCTCTTCCCGAAAACCTAGCCAAGTATTGGCAAAGCACGCAAGGGTTTGTGTTGATCGAGACGATGGACTTCCAACACCTTGAGAACGTCGTCAATTACTTTTCTCAGGAAGGTACGGTGGTTTATCCGAAGATGCAACCGTCATTCGAGAATGTGATGCTGACCTACTTGCGTAAGCAAGCACAGATCAATGATGTCCACAAAGAGATTCTGTAAGGAGAACAAGCATGGCTAACACACCCGAAGGCAAGGTTAAAACCAAGATTAGAAAGACCCTTAGCGCACACGACTGCTATGTCACGATGCCGATTGGCACAGGGTTCGGTTGTGCGGGTGTGCCTGACTATCTTGTATGTATCAACGGACACTTTCTTGGTATTGAAGCGAAGGCGGGTAAGAACAAACCCACTGCTCTACAAGATCAACACATGACCAACATTCGTAGGTTCGGGGGCTACACCATAGTCGTGAACGAAGATAACTTTGATGAACTAGAGAAGCTGTTGAAGGATTTGTCATGAAAGTATTCTGGTGGACAGTCTTTGCACTGAATATGTTGACAGTCATCGTGACTGGGTTGGTTGTACTGGGCTGGTGGTTAGCGTCAGCATTACCAAGGAGTTTTTAAATGGATGAACAAGACAAAAGTAATTTGCGTGATCTACACGCAGGATTTGCAATGATAGGTTTAATCATGAAAGGAGAAGCACCGCACGACATACCAATGAAGGCATATCTGTATGCCGATGAAATGCAAGAAGCCCGAGACCTGCATGGGGCAGGAATCGTATCAGTGAAACGCCGAACCAAGAAGGAGAAGGCAGATGAATAAATCAGCGAAAGTAAGGATGCTGTTGCGTAGGAATCCAAACACCAAAGCAGGGGCAGTCGTCGAGACACTTGACTGCACCATGCAACAAGCCTATGTCATGTTAAACACACAGAGGAAGGCAATGGGGATTTACAAAAGCGCAGACGGCACATTTAAAAATCCGCCCTCAAACGGAACACTAAATAAAAATTCAATCCTTGCACAGGGTGTATCTTTAGGACGCGCTATTCAAAGAGGAATGGACGACGGGTCGCTACAGAAACGTGCAGACGAAAACTTTGTACCCTTTACTGGTGAGATCACGATGGAGGAGCCGCCCACAACCAATCCTGACCCAGTGAATCATCCCTATCATTACAAGGTGGGTGGCATCGAGACTATCGACTTCATCGAGGGAAAGAATCTTGGCTATAACCTTGGCAATGCGGTGAAGTACATCAGCAGAGCAGACCACAAGGGCAACAGACTGCAAGACTTACAGAAGGCTCAGTGGTATCTCAACAGAGAGATCAACAAAGCACAGGCTTGATTCGTAGGCATGGTTCGCCATGCCTTTTTTTGACACTTTTGAAAACGTTATTTGATGCCAGTTATTTAAGGAGAGCAACGATGCTGACAGGATTAGATATTTTGCTCGCACGAATGAAGACCCACCCCGAGGAGTTCCTACATACAAGCAAAGCTGTTCCCTATGAGGGAGAATTGTTTGGCGGGAAGTGGTCAGACCTACTTGACTACGTTTGGCGTGTTGCAACTGAGGAAGAACGAAAGGCTCTCGATGATGCCCGCAGGGAGTTCTACCGTGATGACTTTAACGAGCGAGTCATGAAGCGACTTGCAGGTGAAGAAGTGAAACAAGTAGAACAACCAAGTCCGTTTATCGTCAAACAACAAAGTGGTGGTTTTGCTGTTAGTGCTGGTGGTACTGGCGGTAGTGGTAGTGCTAAGTCAATGTTGAGTCAACAGGGGGCGCAACAAGCAAGGGCAAGCTTAGCGCAGACAGGTGCGACTATTAGCACTGACTCAAGTTTTTGGAATGGCGTTATTACATCAGGCAAGGGGCAGCTGTGGTGACGCCTAATAGTTTCGACATTGACACTTGCAAGGAAGTTGTAGGCGATGAGCGTATGCGAGTCATCGAAGCCAAGGCACGGCAAGATGCTGACAACGGCATCATGGAGAAGTTTCAACCAGCAGAGGCTTATTGGGACAAGGTGAAGTCGATCATGGAACACGTTATATATACGACCGCACACAAGAAGCGGATGGAGCGTGTTGCAAGAATGAAGGAAAAGAATAATGCTTGAAGTCCACAACATCAACGGCAGGCTCACGACACGCGACGTTTGGTACACAACCGATGACTACGGCACGTTATGGCGATTCGTTGTAACAGAAGGCGGTGTCAGATTTTGGTGGGATGCAATCCATGAGACAGCGATGATGAAGATTCTTGGATACACAGATTGGAGTAGGACATGATGGATGAAAAGGCAATTCAAAAAGCGTGGAACATGATGTCCATGCACAACAGCGAACTGTTGCTTGAGAACGAGCAGTTAAAGAAACAGCTTATGCGTCGGAGCTTGTGGTACGCAATCAAGCGAGCGATCAACATCTGGAGGGGTAAAGATGATTGAAGCAATCAGAACATTCTTTGGCAAGCTACGTGGTGAGCGTGGTGAGCGCAGGACTGTCATCGCAGAAGGGATGCTCTACCGATGCACCAAGTGCCATCTAATTTTTACAACCAAATCCGCAGGGGAACAGCATGACTGTAAAGAAACATGGCGGGGCGAGAGCTAACTCAGGTAGGAAACTACCTGCTGTTGATGAGCGTAGGGCTTTCAGTTTGTATGCGCAGGGTGTACCCAAAAAAGTAATTGCGGATAGGTTTGGGATTGCGTACAAGTCGATGTTGACAATATTCAGAAAAGCAGGAAAGCTTATAAGAAAGGGAAAAAATGAAAACGATCGTTGAATGGTTTAAATCATTATGGGCTAGGCTTACCAAACCAAAAGCAGTCGAGGTTAAGGCTGAGGTAGAAAGCTCACCAGTCAAGCCTGTTGCAAGTGCGCCCAAGCGAGCCTACAACAAGAACAAATCCAAGACGCTGTCGGAGTTGTTGGACAATCTCGACTACTCGTTTGATGCGATGCGTATTGACTACGAAGACATGTCATTTTTACCCAAGCGAGAGGTAGACGGACTCAAGAAATTTGGTGTGTCTGTCATGCCCAGTTTCGCACGACAAGCGTTAGAAAAAGATATAGAAAACTACACCGACAAAGTTAACAAAGAAGCTGGGTTACCCGCAATTTTATTTATTGCTGACAACATGGGTGAGAAGCATTCAGAAGATAAAGATGGTATGTACCCTGATTTTTTCTTTGCCATCAAGCAGAAGAAGTGTCCGTGGTTTGTGGCTAAGAAAAAGGGAACAGCATATCAATGTGGGTTTGGGTATCGCTCAAGGGAAAGAAAAAAAATTTATTGGGTGTATTTTTTTGTGACCATAGATGCCAACGGAACAGTTAACACAACACACCAGCTACATCATAAGCCCGTAAAAACACCGAGTGGCGCATACACCCGCAAGCAGTGGCAGATGTCAAGCTGGGACGAAGATAACAAGGACATCACAGACAAAGCAGTATGTTTTTGGGTTACCGAACACTTTAATTTTTGGGGCGAGAGGCGCAACATGTGGTCAACGACTGTCAAGAAAGATGGGCATAGAGCAGTCTTTTACATTGACCCCAAAGACACCAAAGATTATTTTAAAAACCGTGACAAGGTAGTCACCGTGAACGGTGCGTCCAAGCGAATCATTCATCTTGTAGAAGAACATGAGCGCAACTATTCAAACGGCAAGAGAACAAAGATACGAGAACACATCAGAGGTCTTAGTGTCTTCAGTTGGAATAATTATTCCTGTTATGTAACTGCCCCTGAGTACCATACGGACATCCGCACCTACACCACCCCTTCAGAAGAAATTGAAGACGACACACCCTACAGAGATCAGTATCTTGATTTACCTCAGTTAGCAGACAGACTACACAACATTGCTGGAAAGAAAGCAAATGAGCTTAATCACGCTTGACTTTGAATCCTATTACACCAAGGGCTTGGGCTTCAGAACCCAAACCACTGAGGAGTATGTACGTGATCGTCGCTTCGAGGTCATCGGCGTAGGTGTGAAGATTGACGACCAACCGACGACATGGTTCTCAGGAACACATGCTGAGATAAAAGAACATCTAAAGAAGATCGACTGGAGTGAGGCGGCCCTGCTTGCGCACAACACGCTCTTCGATGGATGTATTCTTTCTTGGCACTTCGACTGTCACCCTGCCTACCTATTCGATACCTTGTGCATGGCGAGGGCGATACACGGCGTTGATGCAGGGGGTTCGCTTAAGGCATTGGCTCTGCGTTACGAGCTAGGCGTTAAGGGCGATGAGGTAATACACGCTGAGGGTAAGAAACGGCTCGACTTCACTGAAGAAGAACTCTACCGATATGGTGAGTATTGCAAGAACGACGTGGAACTTACGCTAAGCCTTTTCCAAGTTCTTGCGAGCGCGTTTCCGCAGAATGAATTAAATCTGATTGACATGACATTGAAGATGTTCACTGAACCTGTATTCCATGTGGACGATGTGTTGCTCCAAGACCGACTGATTGAACTCAGAGAAGAGAAGATGGCGTTGCTTCAGACATTGATGGAACAACTCAAATGCAAGGACGAGGAAGCAGTTCGCAAGAAGCTGGCAAGTGGCAAGCAGTTCGCTGCTATCTTGACTGAACACAACATCGAAGTACCGATGAAACCAAGTAAGGGTAAGAAATCCAAAGGGGAGATGACTTATGCGTTGGCTAAAAATGATGAAGGTTTTCTGGCGTTGGCTGAAAGCGATGACGAGTTCATTCAACAACTCTGCGCTGTCCGACTCGGCACAATGTCCACCCTCGAAGAATCCCGCATTCAACGTTTCATCGACACGGGCAAACGTAACAAGGGACGACTTCCCATTCCTCTCAAGTATTATGGCGCTCACACTGGCAGATGGGCTGGCTCTGATAAGGTCAATTTCCAGAATCTCCCAAGTCGAGATAAGAAAAAGAAAACCCTCAAGAACGCAGTTATCCCACCTGACGACTATGTTGTCATCAACTGCGACTCGTCCCAGATTGAAGCTCGTATCCTCGTTTGGTTGGCAGGGCAGGAAGATGTCGTCGAGCAGTTTCGCAAAGGAGAGGACGTCTACTCCGTCTTTGCCACCAAGATATATGACCGTCCGATCTCAAAGGCAGATCCTGTGGAACGGTTCGTTGGTAAAACCTGTATTTTGGGTTTAGGCTATGGGACTGGTGCGTTAAAACTTCAGCACACGCTAAAGACAAGTCCTCCCGGGGCAATCGTCACTGAGGTAGAAGCTAAAAGTTATGTTGATACATACCGAGAAACCAACGACAAAGTGATTGAGCTTTGGCGTGAGGGTGACAGGGTCATCAAGACCTTGGTTGACTGGCCTGAGGGCAAGAAGCCGTTCTACTACGGCAAGAACAAATGCTTGGAAGTGCATCCTGAGGGAATCAAACTGCCCAACGGCCTAATGATTCGTTACCCCGAGCTTCACCTCAACACTGAAGAATCTAAAAGCCAATACGTGTACAAGTCACGTAAGGGGCCAGTGTCATTGTGGGGCGGCTCGTTGGTGGAAAACGTAGTTCAAGCGTTGGCAAGGATTGTCGTTGGCGAGCAGATGCTTGAAATACAGAAGCGCCACCGCGTTGCTTTAACAGTTCATGATGCGGCTGTCATCTTAGTTCCTGAGTCAGAGAAGGACGAGGCGATGAAGTATGTGATCGAGTGCATGTCTGTACCACCCGAATGGGCTAGGGGTTTACCCGTGGCCTGTGAGGCGAAGTATGGACATAGCTACGGGGAGTGTTAAGATATGTCAAGTGTACAAAGACTTATGATTGAGCGGGTTGAGGGTGGGTGGAGGTTGTCTTTCGAGGGGCATAGCCCCTATCCTGAGAATCCGTACGAAGTATGGTGGCCTGCTTTGCGCAAACATCCTGATGGGACAACATGGGGTAGCACCTTAACCAAAGAAGAAGTGTTGGCACGACTGGAGAAAGAACTATGAACGAAACATGGAAACATGAAATAGACAAGGTCTATATGTCTGACGTAATTTGCTTGGAAAAAGAAACTGTTGAGAAAATAGAAGATGGACACAGGATGGGCGCTATCTTTAGCAGAAACCCTAGTGAAGGTTCAGTGGTGTTTCATTCCGAGAGTGTTGTTAAAGATTTGAAGTGGGAAGTGACGCAAAAGGATACGGAAATATACAGACTCAAAGCAGAGCAAGATGAGATTTATGGGTTGCTTGGGTCAGCACATCTTGAACTGCGACAGAACCTTGAGTACGGATTCAACCGCAACACAATCAAGTCAACGCTTATCAGCATAGGTCGATACGCACCCAAGCTGAAAGCAAAGATGGATGAGTTGCAAGCCAAGATGGGGGACAAGCTATGACTGAGTTCAACGACACCGAGCGTATGAGTAGCGTCAAGCAAGAAGCGGTGAGGGCGGCAGTAAACATAAAAGAAGAGTTGACCAAGCTCATTGCCGACAGCTATGACCAAGGGGTTAAAGACGCATTGGAAGTAGCTCGCAATGCAGCCATCGAAGAAGTGGCACAGCACATTGAAAAGATGCGAGTCTTTGGCAATGACACGATCAGTAGTTTTGCAATCTATATAAGGGAAATGAAGAAATGCCCTGAGCATGAGCAATCAATTTTGAATTTGGAGTTGAGCGCCCGCGCAACAAATGTTTTGAGAGCAGAAAATATTCAAACGATTGGGCAACTGATTGGGCGTTTAAAAGACTGTGACTACTATCTTTCTAAACTGTGTAACTGCGGCAAAGTCACTGAACACGAGATCAAAAACGCTCTTAAAGAACGTGGACTTTCATGGGGACAGACATGAGTTATACATGGTCGTTTTCATCATACAAGCAGTACGTCAACTGCCCCAAGCAGTACCAAGAAATCAAGGTGCTGAAGCGTTTCTTTGTGAAGCCGACGCAGGAGATGACCTACGGCAACGAGGTACACAAAGCGCTTGAGCATTACGTCAAGGACGGCACTCCCCTTGCCAAGAACTACGAACGATTCAAAGCGCTGATGGACACACTGATGGAGATTGATGGTGAGAAACATCCAGAACTGAGGATGGCTCTTGACCGTGACGGCAACGCTAGCGAGTACGGCAAAGGATACTGGGTGCGGGGTATCGTGGACTTGCTCATTTTGGACGACGACCTTGCGCACATCCTTGACTACAAGACAGGCAGTAGCAAGTACCCTGATACAAAACAGTTAAAGCTGATGGCACTGATGACCTTTGCTAAGTTTCCTCAGATCATGCGAGTCAAGGCTGGCTTGCTGTTCGTGATGCACGATGGGTTCGTCACTGAGGAGTACACCCGAGATCAGATTCCTGCACTGTGGGATGCGTTCAAGTCTGATCTTGCACGGATGGATGGTTCATACGAAAATGATGTCTGGAACCCAAACCCTACACCCCTGTGCGGCTGGTGTCCTGTGACAACCTGTGACTTTCATAAAGGACGCTGACCATGCCGTACGAGAACAAACCAAGACCATACAAAAAAGAATATGAACAACAAAAAGACAGAGGCGAGTTACCTAACCGGATGGAGCGCCAACGCGCCCGAAGAAAACTTGATGCTGAGGGTGTTAGCCGCAAGGGAAAAGATGTTGCGCACGTCAAGGCTTTATCTAAAGGTGGATCAAACAAAGACGGAGTCCGACTTGAAGCACCAAGCAAGAACCGATCGTTTAAGAGAAAGTCAGACGGTTCAATGAAGTAATAGTCATCGCGTTAAGGCATGAGTGTGCGGTGACGGGGGTTTAGTTAACCCCCTCTTAACCATGTCAGTCAAGCGGTGTTTTCGAGGTCTCTCTCTCCTTTCGCACGTCGGGCTTGACCGATTGACCCCCGTAAGGGGTCACAGTTTCATTCAGTAAAGGGTAGTATGCAAGTCATTGATAACACGGCGGTACACATGAAAATACCGTCAAACGAACTTGGTCACTTGGTCGGGCACATTGAAAGGTGCGAAGTACTAAGAGACGACGGCAAGTTTGCTGAAGTAATGGTGTATTGGGGCATTAAAGAGATGCAACGCCTCATCAAAGTCTATGGTGATGCGCCGTCCCCAATGTTCAACGAATACGACTGGCCTGGGATGTATACGCCATTCGTCCACCAGAAAACTACTGCCTCATACCTTGCCTTACGACAACGGGCCTTTTGCTTTAATGAAGCAGGCACAGGCAAGACATCGTCCGTCATCTGGGCGGCAGACTACCTGATAAATCAAGGACTGGTCAAACGGATACTGGTCATCTGCCCACTGTCAATTATGTACTCCGCATGGCAGGCCGACATCTTTAAAACAGCAATGCACCGCACTGTCGGCGTGGCGTACGGCGATGCGAACAGACGCAAGAAAATCATCAACGGGGAGTACGAATTCGTCATCATTAACTTCGATGGAGTGGGAACAGTTTCCGAAGAAATAGGTAAAGTAGGGTTTGACCTAATTGTGATTGACGAAGCGAACGCATATAAAACGGTAACTACAAAACGTTGGAAGACCTTGGCAAAACTAATCACTCCCGCAACCCGTCTTTGGATGATGACAGGCACACCCGCCTCACAGTCTCCGATGGATGCGTTTGGCTTGGCGAAGCTGGTTAACCCTATCGGTGTGCCCAAGTACATGACATCGTGGCGCGACAAAGTAATGCACCAAGTAACGCCGTTCAAGTGGGTTCCCAAGGCGACTTCACAGCAGGATGTGTTCAACGCATTGCAACCTGCCATCCGGTTTGAGAAGGCTCAGTGTCTTGACTTGCCTATGGTCATGTATCAGACCAGAGAGATACCGTTGTCCCCGCAAGCCGCCAAGTATTACAAAGTGCTGAGAGATCAACTGCTCATCGAGGCAGTGGGGGAAACAGTCAGTGCTGTCAATGCGGCGGCGAAGCTCACCAAGCTGTTGCAGATTGCTGGTGGCGCTGTCTACACAGACGACAGAGAAGTCATTGAGTTTGATGTATCCCCAAGGCTTAACGCCTTGATGGAGGTGATTGATGAGACCAATAACAAGGTCATTGTGTTCGTACCGTACACCCACACCATCAAGTTGGTGGCACGGCATTTAAATCAACAAGGAGTAATAAATGAAATCATAGAAGGAAGCGTCAGTGCAAAACTGCGGTCTGACATTATCAACAAGTTTCAAACCGCAAAGGATCCACGTGTTCTGGTCATTCAGCCACAAGCCGCCTCGCACGGGGTAACGCTGACTGCCGCTGACACAGTGGTGTTTTGGTCGCCTGTCATGAGCGTAGAAACGTACATACAGTGCATTGCCCGTATCGACCGAGTTGGGCAGGTCAACAGTATGACGGTGGTACATCTACAGGGCGCGGAGGTTGAGCGCAGGGTGTACCAGATGCTTCAAGGTAAGGTGGATTCACATGAGAAGTTGGTCGATCTTTACAAACAGGAGTTAGGGATATGAGTGCAGTCGAAGAAATTGAAGACACAAAACTGGATGAATTAGTCAAGGTATACTTGACAATACGTTCAGCACGTGAGAAGATGAAAGCTGAGTGGGAAGGTGAAGATAGGGCACTTGAGGATGAGATGAAAGTCCTTGAGCAAAATTTCATGGTGACCTGCAATGAGAGTAATGCCAAAAGCATCCGCACAAACAACGGCACAGTGATTCGCAAATTGAACGAACGCTTTACCGTAGCTGATGGCGAAAGCTTCAGAAAGTTTGTGTTGGAGAACGAGGCGGTTGATCTGTTGGAAGCACGTATCCATCAGGGCAACTTCAAGGAATTCATAAAGGATCGCGCAGCCGATGGCTTGCCGCCCGGAGTGAATGTAATGAGGGAATTCACGATCACCGTGCGTAAACCCTCGAATTAATCAGTCAGTTTAGTAAACAAGGAAAATCAAATGAGTACAGATCTCGCAACAATGTTCAGTGGTGCAATGGTTCCCGTTGAGGGCTTGGATGAAGACACACTTGCCGTAGCAGGCGGTGCGCGTTCCAACAAACGCATCTCAATTAAAGGCGGCGTGTTCCGCAAATATTCTGGTGGCAAGGAAATCGGTGCAATCGAAGACCGCCACATGAACGTCATCTTTGTGAAGATGGCACACAAAGCATCCCGTATGTTCTACGAGGGTGTGTATCAAGAAGGCCAGAAGATCAGCCCGAACTGCTGGTCAACAGATTCTGAGACCCCTGACGCTGATGTCAAGGCTCCCGTAGCAAGCAAGTGCGCAGACTGCGATAAGGCCGTCAAAGGTTCTGGTCAAGGTGGTTCTGGTACAGCTTGCCGCCTGTCTTGGCGCACTGCCGTGGTGTTGCCTAATGATCCGGCTGGTGATGTGATGCAGTTGGTTCTCCCCGCTACATCTGCCTTCGGTAAAGAAGACAACGGTCGTTTCCCATTCCGTCCTTACATCCAGCACCTTGCGTCGCACAACGTAAGCGCTGGCCGGGTGATTACTAAGATGGCCTTCGATACGAAATCTCCTACGCCAAAGGTTTTGTTCAGCCCCGCTGGCAAAGTGGAAGATGACGATTTGCAAACTATCGCACGTCAGGCAAAAAGCCCTGCTGCTGAAGCCGCTGTCAAGATGAACGTCTATCAGGTGGATGTGGCTGGTGAGGTGGAAGTCGCTCAACCAGAATCTGTTCCAGAACCAACGAAGGTTGCCTCTGATAAACCCGTCGCTGATGATAAAAATATCTCAGACGTTGTTAAAAAATGGTCTAAGAAGTAAGGAGTAAGGATGTCACGGACATACAGTAAACCGTTTCTTGATGAGTTGGAGAAGGCAAACCCGAATAGAGTAGGGATTGCCCTAGCTAATGCTTGCGTGAAGGCAAACCTGCCTGCAAAGTATGTAGCATATGCGTTAGAGGTGACTCGGATGACGGTCTACAGTTGGTTCCGTGGCAGTCATGTCCGGCATAAAAATATGCTGAAGCTTGAAGCTATTACAAACCTCATTGAGAGCGATACCGCAAAGGGTATTCTTCCAGCGACAAGCAATGCACAGGCAAAAGCCTATCTTGAAGACATGGTCGGGAGGTCATTCGACAAGAACTAAACGGAGGTAACTCCGACATCATCAACCAGAGCGAGCATAGCCTCGCTCTTTTCAACTCTGGCGAGACATGTTAAAACAATTCTACGAGAAAGCATTGCCAAGTCAGGGTGTCTACTGTGTCAGTGGTTTGTCCAACGGGAGAATGGCAAACCGATTCGCGGAGACACTCGACGGCGTATTGGAAGAAATTGAAAAGCTTAATAAAAAGGGGGCAGATGTATTTGTAGCACTGGGGACGTTTGAAGGGTACAGCCGTAAGGCAGATGACTGTTTATTCGTCAGGTCGTTCTTCATTGATCTGGATGTAGGTGAAGGCAAGAAGTGCGCAACAAAAGAGGATGCCCATGCAGAGATAGAAAGCATCCTAAACCAGACAGGACTACCGGAACCCGTGCGGATTGATTCAGGCGGTGGCATACACGCTTACTGGATCATGGACACAGACATCCCCAAGGATGAATGGAAGCCAGCCGCAGAGGTATTCAAATCGCTTTGCCTACAGTATGGCGCTATTGATCCCGTAGTTACAGCAGATGCTGCACGAATCATGCGGTGTCCTGAGACATTCAATCACAAGACAGGGACTCCACGCCCTACATCAATCATCAGCAATGAGATTCCTGTATATGAATGGAAAGAGTTCAAAGCGTTTTTGTTGGGTGAAGAAGGCGAGGTTGTAGCGGTAGAGCCTAGGTCGCCTGAGATGGAGGATATTCTTGCAAGCATACCCAAAGGCTTGGATGAAGATACCAAGGCGCTGTTAAAGCTGGATAACTTCCCGAGGACGTATGAAGCTCTCATAAATAAATCAAAAGATGGTGGGGGGTGTAATCAAGTTAAGTATGCCTACGATCATGCTCATGAATTAGAAGAACCAATGTGGCACGCGATCATAGCAATCGCAAAGTTCTGTGATGACGGCGCAGATGCCATACACGGATTATCTCAACCTGACCCAAGATATTCACATGCAGAAACCGAAGAAGTTGCAGGTCGCGCGCCTGCTCCACGCACCTGTGAGTGGTTCATCAAAGACTATCCCGAACGATGCGATGGATGTCAACACAGAGGCAAGATCGTCAGTCCCATCACTCTTGCCAGAGAGTTCACCCCCGCCCCGAAAACAAATAAGGAGAAACCAGTATGGGAGGTATCGGATACCAAAGCGATTTCTGATTTCCCAGAATTTCTGATGCCCTACGTGCGGGGACAGCACGGCGGTATTTACTTTGTTCCAGCACCTAAAGTTGACAAGAAAGGCGTAAAGCACCAAGACGATCCTATCCTTATCCTTGCAAACAACCTTTACCCCGTCGTTCGTATGGTCAGCCCACACGAAGGCGAATGCTTACAGATGCGTCTTGAACTCCCCAAAGACGGAAATCGTGAGTTTTTACTTCCAATGAAGCATGTCTATGCCAAGGAAGCCTTCAAGGCCATCATGTCGAGCAATGGCGTTTTCTTCAACTCAGCACATGACCAACATCTTATGAACTACATCGTTAAATGGGGACAATTCATGCAAACAACCGACAAAGCACTTTTGATGCGTATGCAAATGGGATGGACGCAAGAGCGTACAGATCCAGATTGGGACAAGCGGAGCTTCGTCATCGGCAAGAAAGAGATCACGCACACAGGCGAGATCATTGATGCGCCCTCTTCTCCTTTTGTCAAAGGGCTTGCCAAGCACCTGACACAGCACGGCACGTTAGAGCGCTGGCGTGAGTCGATAGATTTCTTGAACAACCCAGAGTTTGAACTTCATGCGTTTGCTGCTATGAGTGGGTTTGGTTCCCCATTGATGCCCTTTACGTCAACTTCCGGCGTGGTTATGAGCCTTACTGGCAAGTCAGGCAATGCCAAGACAGGCGCAATGTACGGTGGCCTGAGCGTGTTTGGGCATCCCAAGGATCTGAGTGTGGTCAAGGCAACTGATAACGGATTGACAGGACGTTACCTCGGTCTGCACAACCTGATGTTTGGGTTAGATGAAGTGGGCGACAAGAAGGCTGAGGAGTTGGGTAGTTTGATCCACGGTATCTCTCATGGTAAAGCCAAGATCAGGATGCAGAGTTCAGTCAACGCTGAACGAGAGTATGAGATGTCTGCCTCATTGATTGCTGTGCTTACATCGAACCATGGGCTTTACGGCATATTGGAATCTAAGAAGATGAGCCTTGATGGGGAAGCAGCTCGACTGATTGAGCTGGCTATCAGGAAGCCCCGTATGCTCGAGTTGGACGGCACACTCGGGCCAAAGATCTTTGACGCATTCCGGTTTAACTACGGACACGCTGGCCCCCTATTTATGCGCCACGTCATGATGGAAGGTGACCAATACATACTCGATCAGATCAAGTACTGGGAAGATAGATTCTTGAAAGACTTTGGTAACTACAGCGAGTACCGTTTCTATCAAAACCTTGTAGCAGCAAACTTCACAGGGGCATCAATCGCCAACGAGACCAAGCTGACAGGCTACGACATTGAGCGCATCTACCCCAGAGTCATCCAAGAGATGATTAGCATCAGAGAGACCGTGGTGCGGGTCAACTTCACAGACTATCAATCCCTGCTTGGTGACTTCATCAACAAGAATATGGCGAACATCCTTGTGCTTAAAGATGGCAAGACCACAATGGAACCCCGGGGCCAGATCGTTGCGCGTATTGTCAGTGATGAGAATCTTTTGCAAGTCTCCAAGTCTGAGTTCAAGAAGTATCTGTCAGAGCGCATGATTGGGGCGCGGGAGTTTGAGGCAGACATGCGGGAACGCAAGGTGCTGTTTGATGATAAGAAGGGGCGGCTGACCACAGGTTGGAAGAGCGCTATCAGTACTGATCCGGCATACTTGTATTGGTTCAGAACAGAGATCCCAAGCGAACTGCTCAATGGTTTCTGAACCAGATTGGGTATTTCCGTTTGAAGTTATGGAGGTAGGGGACAGTTTCTTTGTCCCCACCCTTCGCTTTGCTGAGATGATCTACTCGATTGACAGCGGTGCAAAACGTGCCGGTATTAGGGTCAAGTCCTACATCGTCGTCAAAGAAGATCACATCGGAGTGCGCACGTGGCGCATCCGTTAAGGCTTGACTCCATACGCTTTAAACATTGCGATCATTTCATGTTTAATCATGTTCTCTTGCAGGATAGTCACTTTCAACATTTTATCTCGTATCTTAGGGCTTAGACTTCCATCTAAACGGATCTGATTTGCCTCAGCCCTGAGTCTATTAAGTTCAACAACCTGTTGTTTGTAGATTTCTACAATATCCCTGTGCATGGGATTTTGCATGTCGTACTTTATTCCTGCAACTGGCGCGGCGGTATCAAATGTATTTAATTTTTGTTGGATTTCTTTTATTTGTTTTTCAACTGAACTAAATTCTCGAGAGTCCACATTGGACTTTGACCCAAAGAAAGATCCAATCAAAGGTAAATCAGTTTTAGGGTTGAACTCTTTTGCACCTTTGCTTAAATTAAACATACCGTAGATTAACTCGCCAACCTTGCCAAGACCGTCAAGATAGCTGTTTGTAAAAAAGTACAGCGTGTTAGGGCTAACATCAACTCCACCCACGCCAAGTCCCGGCACGTCTGATTTAAACAATTCTTTGGCAACGGTCTTGTATATCTCAGGAATCTTGTCCCCGCCTGTGTACGCATCGCCCATGCGTCGCGCTGTTGCGCTGTTGATATCTTGCCCAATGCCGTTTTTGTTCATTAGAAATTCGGTCAGGGGTCGAATCACAGTAGGCATCAATGAGTCAACGGCAAAAGCCAAAGGTGCTTCAGATGCGGGAATCTTAGAAATAGGAAGCGGCACAAACGAGTCTGCCATGATGGACATCACAATACTACTCATGCCATCTTTAAGGGAAGTCTGCCCACGAGTCATGCCAGCAACTTGTGCACCCATCGCTGCAAATGCTCCCAAACCAAATCCCCACGGCACTTGAAAGATTACACCTCTGCCCAAGCCTAGACTCTCTGAAACACTGTCAGGAATATGAAACCGAGCGTTGCGAGTCCATTGCTGCATGTTGTCAGTCTTGACTGTGTTGCGCCCAAACTCATCGTCAGGAGCCATCATCTCTGCCATCATGTACAAAAGGTACCCCATGCCAGACAAGGCAGTAATCATGATCCGTGCATTGCGTTGCTTCTCCGCGTAGGCGGTACGGAACTTAGCCACAGCCTCAGGGTCACTTTGAATGTTGGCAGGCAAACCAGCCACCACGTCATCAATGTTACGGAACGCAGGCGCAACGGCTTCAATGGAGCGTTTGGCACTGATTGCTGAGGGGCGGATAAACATGTACAACGCACCCATGCCACGGCTGTACGTACCCTTCTGCTCAAAGTTGGTCATCTCTTTTGCATAGGTCGCCGCTTGAACTGCCGCCGCTTTTTCAGCCGCAGACATCTGACCGTTGGGGCCGGGCGTTGTTGAGAGGCCGTTCGCTATTTGTTCTTTTAGGGCACGTTCTTTCTCTTGAGCGTACACCGCTGCGCGGCTGGTAAATTCAAACATGTTGTTCCATGTATCTACCAGCAGGTTGAACTGATCTAGTTTGGTGATCGTACGTGATTTGCCAGTAGATTCAGCCAGCTTTTCCATATTGGTTTTCAAAGAGAAGCTTTGTATGTAAGTAGTCTTTGCACCGTTTTCAAGGTACTCAACCATATTCTTTACGTACGCATCCTCTTTCACCATCTTAGCAAGCAGTGCTTTGCTTTCGGGATCGCTTCGATCATGTAAGGAAGCAACTTTCCACGCCTTGGCTATACCGTTATTGGCAACAATGTTTGCCGCCATTGATGTAGCGTACTGAAGTGCGGCAGCAGGGCCACGATCTGCACCAATGTTGAATGAATTAAACAACGCGTCGCGTATAAAGTTCATCGGCGCAAAGTTGTAGTTGTACCGTGTATGCAGCGAGCCAAAGAAGCCAGTTACTCGATTGGCAGTGTCAAGCAATGTATTGGTATCTTGGTAGGTATACCGCAAAGAGTTCAGCAGCTTCTGATTGGTGATCTTGAGAATATCTAGTGAGCCATCTTTGTTGTAGTGAAAGATGTAATCCTCACCCTTGTACTTCTTCATGTCGATGTTGTTGCGTTCCAAAAACTCAAAGTGCTTGATGTCCCCCGGAATAATGCCAGCTTCCATTGCATTCTTGATCGACTGTGTATAGTGTTTACGCCCCGCACGCCCCGCCGCGCGGATAGCATCGGACAAGCTCTGCAAAATTGGGTTATCGGAGACACTGAACCGACCGTCCATAGCAGCTTGGTATTCCTGCAACTCACGTCCGTTGCGGCGGCTATCAAAATCAAAACTGTCGTCAGCTTGTTTCTTGCCACGATCTTTGCCTTTGAACGGCATGTAGTTTTTAAACCCGTACAACCCAACAAGGTTTGATACAGGTGTAGACCAATAGTTGCCTTCTCTATTCAGTTCTGTCGTAGTCTTATGCAACTCACGCATGGTCGTATAAATTGCTTGAATAGCGTTGTACTCGGCAGGGTTGTTCTGCTGCATATCAGCCAACTGCTGCTCCCGCAAGGCAACTTCAGACTGCTCAAGTCCCAACACATTGAATGCGCCGTCGTTGATATCTATGGGCATACCTTGCTTAGCTTTGCCGGGAGGCGCGGGTCTATTAAGACGTTCACGCACCTTGTCAGAAACGCGAGGGCCGTCTCCGTACGCATCAGCGTAGGTATTGGCAAGGTTGGTCAACTCAGTTCGCAAAGCTTTAAGTTGGACTTGAGTCAGTTCTGTTTTGTGGATCAAACCCGGCTTGTTGGTACGCTCGTCCCCAACAATCTGCACGCGACGTTCAGCAGGGCTGATCTGCACATTATTTTGAGTAAGCAGTTTTTGTTGACTCAAGGGCACAGTCAGTATAAATTTAACGAGCCGACGCTCAGGCTCGTGCATAGCCTCAGCAATTCTGTGCAGGCGGTTTAGCGCGGGTTTCAGGTCTTGCCCAATCAGCGCTGCATATTCTGTTACTTGGCTTTGCAGTTTGTTTTCTGTATCTTGCACACGGTTGATGTACTCGTTCTCACCAAGCGCTGCGCTGGTGACCGCCCACTCATAGAAGTTGGTGAATTTACCGTTTAAGTCCCGTGAAATCTTACCTGCAAGGTTGTATGTATCGAACAAGTATTTTGCTTCAGTGCGTCTGTCCACAAGCCATGTGGCAATCCGTCTCCAGCCTTCAGCTGTTGTAAACAACTTCTTTACAAAGTTTTTGCCATCCGGCGCGTCATTGCGATCGGGGTTGTAAGCAGAGTTGTCACCGTCAATACCATTAGCTGGCCCACTAGCTGGCAACGGTTTCATACTGATCGTACCTTTTTCAGGTACAGCCAGTATGTCTTCAAATGCAGCTTCAATTTCCAGCCGGTAATTGATGGGAGCTTCCATATCAAGCTTGCCACGCTTGAACAATTCTTTTGTGACGCCAAGCAGTTCAGCCACCTTCAGCTTAAACTCAGACCACATGGACTTCTTCTCAGGCAAAATTGTTTCTGTCTCTCCTACACCTTGCCGCAACTTAGCCAACTCCAATTGGAAAGACTTGTTGGTCATAGAGTAGCTGACAAACTCATACAAGTTTTTGTATGCCTCAGGAAACTTCTTGGCAAAAAACTGTCTACTGTCGTCCATTATGCTTTGCAGTTGTTCCGCTGCTTCAAGCTGCGCCATTGTTAACCCGACACCGTTCTTAGTTAAGAATATATTTAATACCTTAATAGTGGCGGCGTGTACAAGCTCGTGCATCAACACAGCTTCAGTCGCGCCAAATGGGGTTACAAAGATCGTGTCCGAAGCTGGGTCATAGATTGCAACGTCCTTGCCGGGCAGCTTGTCAACCATTTGAATCTGGGTGTTCAGCTTCATGCTGAAAATTGCTTGGGCAATGTTTCGGAAGAACTTATTGTTTGCAGAAGTGCGCAGGAACTGCAACACGCCTTGGATGTTGTTACCCTTTATATGGGCAAGTACAGCATCAGGCACAAGCCCCTGAGTAGAAGTTCGCTGGCTGGCTTGATTGAGCTTGTCGTACTTCTCTTTGTTCTGTTTATGTTCTTGCTCAATCTTGTTCTGCACTTCAGCAATACGCAACGCAACGTTACGTTTCTGGTCATTGGTCATCCGTCTTTCTTTTTGAAGCAGATGAACTCCAAGATTCGCAAAACCTACGTCCTGCTGTAGCCCAGCATTACTAATAATTTGTTGCAGGTATACCTGCTTGTCACCGTCATTAAGTTCGCCCCATGCAGGAAACTCCACCCCAAACAACTTGCTGCTGACGGCGCGGTTCTGCTCATAGGCGTTTACAAAGCGTTGCTGCTCTGTAGTGAGATTTAATTTATCAGCGCTTTTCTTTTTGCGATACGCATCAAGTGCCGCCGCCGCATTGTTGTGTTCTTCAATCGTGTTTTGCCTGATGTTGTCAAAGTAGACATCTTTCTCGTCAGGCCTTAAATCATTCCACGCAGGGATGAGAACACCTTCCTCACGTTTGGCATCACGGGTTAGGTCATACTCCTCACGCATCTCAGCCGTGATTTCATATCTACCTTCCTTAGACTCTTCACCTTCTTTTAGAACTTCATATCTTGGTATGGTTCTTGGTTTGCCTTCTTCGTCTACCTTAGACTCAGCCAAATTCTTCTGGTAATCTTCGTCTGCTGTCTGTTCATACTTGTCAGCCAACTCCATTGCAGCTTGGAGGTTTACCTCGCTACTTTGTTCAGTAGCTACATAACCCGGAGTTGTGTCAATGCGTTCAGGCTTGCTTGTTGTAACTAATGGAGCGGGCTGTATTGCCTTTCCTGCACCAGTGTCTGTAGCAGGTGTTCCAGTATCAACCACTCTGTCTGATTGAGTTGTAGTAGTTCCTCCGGGGGTGACGACAGCACCGGGTTTGCCAGCCACAGTAGCGCCTGCTCCACCTGCACTTGCGATAGGTTCATTAACATTTTGACCCTTTTCTTTATCTATTTCTTTCCCTGTATGCAAAAACCATAGGGCTTGTTTTACTCCGCCTATTTCTTTTTCTAATTCTTCAATTGCTGCTACTGCGTCCCTAACTTTTTGTGAACTGTTACGGCGCAACGTTGGCGCAAAGCCTAAAGCCTCGCGTTTCTTTTCAAGTTCTTCTAATTGAGCAGTTCTTTCTTGGATGAGCCGATCAACAGTTTCTTCTCTACTCTCAGTAGGAGGCGCAGTCTCATCCGGTTTGACCTCTGTCGTTGCAGGAGTAGTCTCAATCGGTTTGGTTGCCTGCCCAATAGGCACAGCGGGGCTGAGCATTGCCTCAGTTTCTGCATCAACCTTGGGCGCAGTTCCCGTAGTTTCAGTTTTAGTTTGGGTCTGCTGAATCTGCTGCTGTTCTTTAAGCGCTTCTGCTTTTTCTTTTTCAAACCTAGCGGTGTAGCCTTCACGCCCACCGATCGCTGCGCCCATACCAGCACCAGCTAAACCTTCTAAAGTGCCTTGACTGACAACACCACGAAATGTGGGTACATCAAAGCCTTCACGTTGCAACGCCAAATTTTGTGCGAGTTGTTCTTGCCCGCCCTGTGGAAACTCGGTTGCAAGCTCTTTACCTGCTGTAATTGCGCCTTGTTTAATAGCCCCGCGTTCAGCAGCTTTTTTGGTCTCTTGTTCCGCTACCGCTTTAACCGCAGCTCTGGTGGCTTCCTTGCCTGCTGTCTGTGTGGCGGCGGTAGTGGCAGCTTGTTCTGCTGTGGTTCGCCCAATAATATCTTTTGCCAACTGCCGAGCAAGGATAGGCTCTGCACCTGTTCTGGCCCCAACTGCGCCAATACCTGCGCCAAGTAGGATCTGATCTAAGTTCTTACCGTCGTATTCTTGCGCCTTAACCGCAACAGCTTCAATCTGCTCAGGCGTCATCTTGGTTTTTTCAGTCAATACCTGTTTGGTAGCGTCATATATTGCACCCTTAACAGTGCCCGCGCCCATGATTGCGCCTGTACCCAGCGTTAAACCTGCACCTACCAACGGCGCACCACCAGTAAATAAAGTAACCAAGCCAGCGGCAATAGCAGGAGCCGCAGTTCCAAGCGAATTGGAAATAAGATCAACAGGCGCAACAGACATTGCCTTAACACCCGCCGCTACTTGATCCAGAATACCTTTGTCCTCCGCCTCTTGCATGATGCGGGCAATTTCTTTGCTGTCGTTTTTGGACTGGGCACTGTACAAAGCAGCTATTTCGTTTTCTACACCACGAAGGCTTTTAGACACAGCATTGTTTGCGCCAAACGCATCAGCAATCATGCGCACACCTGTAACAACGCCAGCCCCCACCTTAAGCGGCACATCGGCAACCTGACGGAAAACGCTTTGGTCTTGTGGTGTTGCTTCAGGTGGTTTAACAGGTGCAGCAGCTTTAATAGTTAAAGGCATCCACTCGTTTTTTATCAGTCCAAACTTTTCACCTGTATCAGGATTGCTCGCTGTTTTAGAAAAAGAAACCCACTCGTTGTTAACTAACGCAAAGCGTTCTCCAGTATCAGGATTGGTGGCGGTTTGGAGTGCCATGTTTAATCCACTTTAGCGCCGGGTGGAGGGGGTGGAGCGTCGCCGCCAGTATTAGTTGGTTTTGGTTTCATGCCTGCTTTTTCCCTGACAAAATTAACTGTATCCTGCGCATCTTTACGCATACGGTCAAAATTTCTTTCTCTTATCGCTAACTGTTCTTTGGCAGCTTTTATAAGCGGTAGAGTATCTGGAGTTTCCGCCATGCCAGCCCGATTAACGAGCGTAGCATATGCCGGTTTTGACATTTCTACTTCGATTGTTTTTTCTACGTTGGCTTGTAATTGTGCAGCAGCATTTAGCCGCGCTATCATGTTAGTTTCATTTCTTCCTTCTTTGTCTTCTTTTGCAGCCGCCGCACGTATTCTTTCTCCTGCTAACTGAGTCTCATTGACAGAATTTTGAAGCTCTCTACGCATTTTCTCAATAGAGATATCGTGTTCTCTTGCCCGCGTTGACCTAACTTCTTCTACTTTGAGCGCCTTCGTTTCAGCAGCATTTTCTTTTTGGGTCTGCATCTGGTATTCAGACAGCTTTAAGAAAAGCGTTTGCATCTTTTCAGCGTCTTTTTCTTTGACTGCCGCAGCGGCGTCAATTTCGCCTATTGTCTCGAGACGAGTTGCTTCATCAAGACTGGCAATAGACTTGTTAATTTCCATGCGAACCTTCTTGGCTTCTTTTTCGCCCTCGACAATCTCAGGTATTCGCTCCCTGACTGCAATCAAACCAGCAGTCAATGTTTCGCCGGGAGTAGAACCCCAACGTGCAAAGAACGCAGCAGCTTGCAAATACCTATTGCGCCTTGCCTCATCTTCAGCATTAGCGCGTTCTTTCATCAGATTGGCGCGCGCCTCTGGGTCGCGTTGTGCTACGCCCGCTGCCTCATAAGCAGCTTGTTTTTCTCTCATAATGTCCGGTATAGAACGATCCGCCCTAGTCTGTATATCGGAAATTTGTGACTTCAATACATCAGGTATGTTGGGGTCAGCCTGCGTTGCTTCTAATGCAGTAAGCGGGGCTTTTAGAACAGGAGGAGGCGCAACTGCTGGCGCAGCTTGAGCAATGCCCAATGGCACATTGCTTACATCTTTAGTAACTTCACCTGTCATTGAACGTCGATGCAATATTTCTGAAGGGGTAAGCTCTGGTTTTTCTTTAACAACACTTTGATTGTTTTCGTCAGTTGAGCTTGCAAACGCAATGATGCCACCGCCAGCTAATCTAGGTTGTTGAGGTTGTTTCTCCAATTGACGTTCACGCAGAATGCGTTGCGCCATACGTTTGATTGATGGGCTAGATGATTCTTTAAGTTGTTTTTGTAGACTCGACTCATCCATGTTGTAGAGGTCGCTCTCAACTTCGCCGCCTACGTTGTAAGACATGATGCCGCCTTTAGCGTATTCCTTGATGACGCCACCTTTTGCTTTGAACGCGTTGTACAGAGAAGCACCTGCACCTGCCGCGCCAATGGCTTGAGTGATTGGGTTGGGAGCCGCCACGTACTGCTGTGTGGTTTGAGCTTGCATGGGCAAGCCACGGATCATGTTGGACATTGTGCCCAACTGCATGAGTGGGTACTGCTGCGCGTTAGAGTAATCTTGAATAGCCTGATTAACCTTCTGCTGCTCCAAGGCTTGTTGTTGTGCGCCAGTTGTATTCTGAAGACTGTAGATGCCTTGTTGTGCCGCAAGCTGTTGTTGACCCAAATTGGCTAATTGATTAGCCGCGCCCAAGGCAGCTTGATTTGCTTGCATACCATACCCAGCGCCAAATTGACGGGATTGTTCTTCAGCAGCTTGTGCGGCCTGCCCGTACTGTGCGCCAAGACTAGCGGCCTGTAATCCTTGTCCAGCGCCATATTGACGGGACTGCTCTGCGGCTTGTTGTGCTTGCTGAAAGGCCTGCTGATTAGCCAACTGCGACTGCATGTTTTGGCCTGCGCCAAGTTGTTGTATACCAAGCAACGCAGAAAGATTCTGTGTCCCGGTCTGAATGCCAGCCTGTTGATTGGCTTGTTGTGCCTGCAAACGAGCTTGCTGCTCAGCATTGAATTGTTGTTGGGCTTGACCATAAGCAGCTTGTTGTCCCGTGGCTTGGATGTCACCCATTTGCTGACCGAGATTTCGTTCACGTTCCGCACGCACGATGGCATCACGACTACCGCCAAAAGCACCTGCGCCTACAGCTTGAGCTTGCTGCTGTGTGCCTTGAATGCCAGATTGGCGTTGCGCCTCACGTTTTTGGATGTCCACCACGTTCTGCATGTAGGGCGACATATACGCTTCTGCGGAACCGGGCTGCGCAAAACTTTGAGTACGTACTCTTTCAGCTGGCCCCATTTGATAGTTTTGTAAGTCTGGTGCTTGCGCTTGCATCATTGAAAACTGACCGGGCTGGTATGTGCCGGGGTTTTGAAATTGATTACCAAAATTACCAGCTTGATAGTTGGCATTTTGTAAATTCTGCATTGATTGTTGAGTAGCATCAGTTGCCTGACCATACTGACCCGGTAATTGCATGTTGGCAATACCTTGTTGCGCACCGGTCTGCATCGGTTGAAAGCCAGCTATGGATTTACCGGGATCGTAGGAAGTCTGGTTACCCTGTGCATCGTATGTTCCACCATAAGATCTGTATGGTTGGAAGCCAGTTATGTTGAAAGTATCCGAGCCAGGTATTAATCTTCGTTCGGTTCCAGTTTGTACTTGTTGTGTGCCACCACCCCTGCCGCCTGTGCTTTGCGTTGAATAGACAGGAACATCTTCATACTGAGGATTTGAACTTCCCTGAAACAATTGTTTCTGGGTTGCGCCCAGCATTGTCTCAACGTAAGGTTTTGCGTACTCAGGAATATTCGTTGAATACGTAGTGTTGGTGCTTTGTTGTGAACCGCCGCCGCCACCGCCGCCCATACCCATATACCCACTCAACGGAAGGAGTTTTCTTTTTGCATCGAGTAAATTCATAATTTAATCCTCATCACTTGGTGGGTATTTTCTAGACCCATTTTCTCGTACATCTGCACCAATGAGCCTCTTGCCCAGCACTGCGCTTTGGTTGCACCGAATCTACGCATCCACTCTTTGGCTTCTTCAAAGACATGATGTCTGACAATTCCTTTGCCACCCATCAAATTGACATGCGCTATACGCTCTCTTGGGTAGTCCATAAACTCAACTGTTACTGCGCCTGTAATGCCCTCATCAGGTTCTTCCCACACCAAAAGAAATATCCGACCTGTGCGCACTGAATATTCCACCTGCTCAATGGTCAATGCTTCCGGTTCAAGATCAATTGCTTTTTGCAACAACGGTGCAGCAACAGGCCACATCTGTGGCAGTTGGCTTGGATGGACTTGATGGAGTGGCATTATGTTGGCACAAATTTGCGGGGATTAATCTGTTTACCTTGCTTAGAGTTGCCGGTGCGTTCTTTACGCACTTTGGTCATCATTGTGTGCAGAATTTTTGCCCCCGCTTCAGTTGAACCATTGCCAAGGTGAGACACCACATCAGCAGGAATTACAAACTCACCGTCAGCCAGCCGAGCAGGTTGCTTACCTGCAATCGTAGCGGGAATGTTGTCCGACATGCCGTCACCCGGGCCTCTGAGTAGCCTAGGGTTTCCACCAGCAGCATAGCCACCAAGACTGGATTGCATAATCCCACCACGCGCGGCATCGACTGATGCGCTGCTCTCTTCGGCTTTTGCACCGGGCGGAGAAAGATTGATCTGCCCTAATCTTGTAGGACGTTTCATGTTCTGTGCTTGGATATTGGATCGCTTATTGATCTTTGCCATGCGTATTTGCGCAGCGGATACTGGATCAAGAGATCGAGTGTCTGGATCAGTGTCATAAATAATACCCGGGTCGCTTTTTGTAGGCGGCATGTTCCGAGCTTGTTCGCTCAGCATAGACTCGTAGTAATCACCTGCTATTTTGCTGCCGCCTGTTGGATCAAAATCAACCTTACTACCCGACTTAAATGAAGCAATACCGCCTTCAGCATATACCTTGGGTGTGTATTGATAATCTTGTGGGTTTGCATAACGCCCTTGAAAGTTAGGCGACATCTTGTAGCGTTTCAATATGCCGTTGTACTCCTCAGGTTTTTCTTCTTCTTCGGACGGCTTAAGTAAATTCCTAGCCGTGTACGCCATAGACGCAGCAGAGAACGGGTTTTCTTTGACGTAGTTAAGTGCTTTTTCAAACCCGGCTTGCAGACCAGTAGGTTGTTGAAGTGGCATAAAACGGTTGTCATACCCTTCAAGTCCGTATGCTCCTTCTGTGTTACCAAATAAAGCTTGACGTTCTGCGGATGATCCTAGCGGGTGCTGGGTAACCTGCTCAATGCCCGCTTTGGGAGACATAGTTTGATTTGTCAACTCTTGTGTAGCATTTCGAGCAGCTTCTTGTTCTGCTACACCCCCCGGCCCTTCAGCAAATTGACCTAAGTTTTGGGCATTCTGCGCCATATCTTGACCCCGCTGCATAGCTTCAAGTTCAGCTTGGGAGAACCCAGAATTAACAGCTTGCATTTGATCTGCGGTGACCATCGCTTGGTTGATACCCGCTTCACCCATACCAAGGCCACCTGTGGTAACACCTTGGGCAACACCTTCAGCCAATGCAGGTACGGCAGCGCCAGAGCCAGCGCCTATGGCGTTTAATATTGAAGCATTTGTACCAGCCTCCGCCAATAGACCCGCAGTGCCGAACTCTGCGCCAAGGGCTGATAGACCCCCAAGGCCTTCCAGCGCACCAAGGCCAACACCCGCCTCTACTGCCCCCGCTGCAAGGGGAGCCAACTCGACTGCTGTAAACATCGTCGGCGCTGCTACGGCAAACGATTCCGCCATTATTGCTTCTGCCGCTAACGGCGCTGCTGCTGCTCCCATATTAAACCTCGCGTTTCATTAAAACAAAGCCGCGTCTGCGGTCAAATTCTTTAAACCCAAACATGGCAATTAACTTCTGCGCTTTTACATCATTTTCAAAAGGTAGAGCATACACTTCCGTGTAGCTTTTGTCTCTGAAATCTGACATAAAACCAGCAAAAATATGCTTATACCGCCTGACCTTTGAAGGAGTCCACGCCCCCTCGTTAAAGTTTAGATGCAATGAGATCTTTGTTCGGTCAAACAAGTAATCGCACAGGACTTCTCCATTATCGTCTTCGTACAGTTTTTCTCTTACTGGCGGCATCATGTTTTTATCTTTAGCACGTTTGAAGCCGTTGTGTCGTAGTAGATGTCCCCAGCGCGAAGATTGGCAAGATCGGCTTGAGTTGGTAGGCTAACTTGGGATGCGCCGGATGTAGTTGGATTGGGTTGCGCAAAAGACATGGCGGTAACCACATCTGTAGTACCCACATTCTGTGAAGCAAATATAGCTGGTGCTGCGCTGTTTAAAAAGTTGAAATACAAACGCAGTACGTTGGTTAACTGCTCCATGTACTGGGCATCATATTCAGCCGGAGCAGCCGGTAGTCGTGGCGGGGTGTTACCTTTTAATCCCATGCTTATCTCCTGCCGTCAGGACGAATGTCAATTCGCGGAATGCCCAACTGCCACTGCACCCCCAGCGTATTCGAGCTAACTTGGAACGCCATCTGACGACCACGAATCCTGACATACACCTGCTGTGTAAACTGCTGAATAGCATAGGTTCTCTGGTTCTGATAGTTCTGCGTACTGATAACAGCCGGGTCATTAGATGAGCCGTAGGCTGCGCCGGGGAAAGTGCGTGGCAATACAGTGAAGCTGGCCTGCGGCAGGTTCACGCTTGAGCCATCAAACGATAAGTCAGGTATTAACCTCCAGACAAAACCAAAGTTATGCCCGTCCCCAATGTCAAAGTCAGATGAAGTTAGTGTTGAGGAGATGGGAACTGAAGGGTTTACTGTGCCATCATCTACACCGTTCTCATGGTAAACAAGCAAAGTATTTGCACTGCCGCCAGCCACGCCATAGGTTGCCGCCATTGGGTATTCTCTAAGTGCGCTGTCCAGCCATGCTGTACGTCCTTGGTTGTTACCTACGTAGTTGTCCCAGTCACCGTAGTACCAAATATTATCAAGATGGTTGTAGATTACATATCGGTCAATTACGGTCGAGCCAGCAGAACAATACTGCCACCAGACCTCGTTGTAACCCTCGTTTGTTCCAGCCATAAACTGATATGACTGGGTAAGGTTGATGTCGTTGTAGACGTACTGACGCAAAGTGCACGGCAAAGTCTGCACTCGGCCTGAATACATATAGAACTTGTCTGTACCCATCCAGTAGGTGATGTTGTTGGCAGTTGCTATTGCATTTGGCCCAGCAATTGATATGTTGTCACCCATGATCTGAAAGCCCCAGACATACGGTGGGCCAAGGTATTGCATGGAGTAGATAGCTGAATCAGTCAGCACCAAAATCTCTTGACGGGTCTGAATGGCGGTCACAATCTGTGAGCCGTGGCTCAATCGGTAGCTACCCGCTTGGTTTGTAACAGCCGGATACCACACCGTAAAGCTTTCTTGGTTCGACCAGTAAATTAGCAGCGGGTCTTGAACTAAGCTGCTGGCTACGGAGTCGTTGCACCCAAACGCAATAACAAAGCGCGAAGCATCGGACACCATAACAAAGTTGGCTACTGTCGGGCAGTAAGCATCCGTCGTGACTGTTCCTGCTTTGGTAACTATAGAGGCGCTTGGGCCAAGTAACTGACCCCGGTTGAATGTGCTGGCTGACGCAGAGTTTGCCCAGTAGTACAAAGCACCACCACGGGGGTTGAAGATCAAATCTTCGCCAAAGTTTGACTGACTCCATAAGCGAAGCTGCACGCCAACACCTACAGTAGCAGGCGAACCCCAGCCTGTAAATGTGGTGGACTGCGTTACTATTGCGTTGTCGGCATGGGAGGCGGCTGCGCCTGAGCCTGTGCCACTTAATCCACGGGTACACCCCAAGAATTGAGTTGAATTTTTACTTGTATAAGAGATGTTCTCTGAGTCAATCAGAATGTTTCCGGCTGCTGAAAACGCAGTTGTACTATCCACCGTGATTGTGGTGACGGAATTGTTTATAGCCCCATCAAGTTGATTTGTTGCCGTACCGGGAATAATGCCGCCCCAAGTACCTGCGCCCCAACCAACGTTTTGAGAGTAAACATCTTGGCCTGTTGTAATCTGGTATGCCCCTACAACAGATGCGCCGCCAGTACCTGTATCGCTTGCGTTAGCTGCAACCGAAGAAGTTATGGTGTAAGAGTTACTTGACACATAGGTGATCTGAAACTCTGCGTTAAGTATGGTGGCTGTAATAACTCCGCCCAAGGAAACAGCGCCGCTGAAAGTCACAAAGTCGCCGGTCTGTGCGCCGTGGCCTACATCGGTTACTGTGATTGTGGTGGAGCCGTTGGTTGCAGCAAAGGTAACTTCACCTGCGGCAGTAGTTGTACGCAAAGGCGTAACGTCGTAGAACGCGCCGTTTGTGCCGTTCTGTATGTAGTACTTGAGGTTTGTACCTATAGCCAGCAAGTTATAGCCAGTCAGGTTAAGCCAATTCCACATGCCTCGGGCAACGCCCCACAGCGTGCCGGTTGTTGGCTTTAGCGTAGAGTTGTTTAAACCGGTGTCGGCTGTCCAGCCCCCAACTTTTTCTGGTTGCCCAGAACGAAAGCGGATTTTGTTGGACGCATAGTACCCACCCTCATTGGTGTAAGTGGTGCTTTCTCTGTTTACACCGGGGCGAAGGGCGAGTTTCTGTAATGGCATTTTTAACCCACGTTACGCTCAAAATGAGGGCAGTCCACAAGATTGGAAAAGTTCCCGCCCCAGCGGTTTTTGATGTTCAATGACTCCCAGTATGCGCCCAGCGGAGCAATGGTCGCCTTGTCCCAGATTATCTTCCCATCCTTGAAGAAGTTCAAGTCTATGGCGCACCGCTTCAGGTGGATAGACTTCATGGTCTTGGAACGACCCGTCTTGACATAGATAGCTTGCTGCTCTGGGGTGCGGGCAAGCTCGCCGCCAGTAATTTTAAAGCCTTGCTCTGTGGCGTAGGTAATGAGTTTGCAGGCATCCAGCAGGAATGCGGCTTGTTCGTCAGATAAACTCATTTTTTGCCTTTCATTTCAGCCAGCTTTTCAATGGTTCTGCCACCAAAGTATGCGCCCATTATCAACATTCCCCACTGCCCAAGCAAGGAAACGTAGGACTCATTGGCGTTTAAACCAAAGGCCGACATCATGGCAAACAGGAAATACCCCAGAAAAATGGCAATCAAGGACATGGGCCGGATGTTTTTTGATAGCCAAGAGTCACTGGACATGTCTGCCTCCCAGCGATCTGTGACATTGTCGGCATCACTTTGTGCAGCCTTGGCAAACATCTCCATCTCAGCCAACTCCAGCTTGGCCTTTTCAATGCCCAGTTCAAGGAGCTTTTCTTCGTGGTCGAACTGAAGTTGGCGCAGCTTGGAGACGTCTTCTGCGGTTGGGTTGTCAGGAATCTTCACGCCAAGCGTGTTCTCAACAACCTCTTTGCCTTTGGCTTGTATAGCAGACGACAGCAGACCAAGCCCGTTTTGAGCCAAGCTACCTAGTAATGATGCAAGTATTGGTAACATTATTTATTCCGTTCTTTCTGTTCAAGCTCACGCCTGAGTTTTTCTACCTTCTCCACCTGCGCTTTGACCTCATGCTTGGCTTCCAGTATGTCCAGATACAACATACCCAGCAGTGGCAGCATCAGCCCAACCAGAATCAAAGCAGCAACCCAGCCCACTACGTCTTCTCCCAGCGACTTAACAGGAGGAGCCACAACCAAAGGTAAAGGAGGAAGATAGCTGTTACTACTAGATACACCGACTTTGCTTGGAAGTTTCTTTTTGCCTCCTGCCGTTGCCATTGCTTGTACCTCTGCTGTGCTTCCTGTTTCAGCCTTGCCTGCTCCTGCTCCTGACCAATGACCTCACGCATCTCAAACACTTTGCTGTACAACGCGCCCATCTCAGGCGGGGATTGGTACACCATCGTTTCCCTGACCGTTACTATCAGTTCAGCCATCTGCTGCTGTGCCATTACTCGCTGCAATGCAGCTTCCATCAAGTTGGCATCTGGGTCATAGACGTTTCTGGACTTCTCTTCTGCCTCCCGGATGTGCGTTGCTAACTGTTCTTCAAGTCTGAACAGCTTGGTAAGCTGCCCAACAATGTCTGCCATGACTTGGGTTTCGTCAACGGCAACGTAGGCTTCTTTCTTTTTCGCCACAGGCTGGAGCGATTTTCCCTGTGGGATAGGTGCAACACTTGCACCAAACATCTCTGCCAATTTTCCCCAGAAACCCCTAACCTCTTTTGCGATTCCAACGACTTCGTTAACAGTGCTTTTGACTTCCATGAAGGTAGTCTTAGCTTGCTTATACAGCTTGCAGCCTTCCTTGATGGCAGTGACGCAAGCATTGGCGGCAAAGAGAATGCTGAGCGGATCAATTTCATCTCTCCGTTAGGCCGTGCGATTCCACATGTAAACCACAACGTAGGGTTGCACGTTTGCACCTGTTGGACTTACACCTGCCGCTGTAATTGTTGTTGTTGTGCCAACAGTGATGCCTGTGGTTGCGGTGGCTGTCTGCGGGTTCGCCCAAGATGCCCCGTCTGCGTGTCCGGGGGCTTGTGGGCTGCTACCTGCACCATCCCGTAGGTTCATTGTGTGTGAGTGAGCAGGATCGGTAACTGTCGAGGTTGATGTTGCCGTGTGAGTGTGCGTCGGCACAATCGCGTCATAACTGCCGCCCGTAGTACCCGCAAGGTATGAGGCATTGCCAGAACCCATCATCACCTGACCCGCGCCGAAGGCAACCCAAGTACCAAATCCCAATAGCGTTCCGGGGTTGGTGGAAACAGTGCTGGAATAGATAGAGCCAACCGGATAGAACAAACTACCAAGTGCGGCAAGAGTTGTGACCCCAGTACCACCATTGGCAATAGGTAAGGTTCCTGTAACGTCAGTGGTCAGTACAACTTGGGACAGCGTAGCGTTTGTGCCGTCTGAGCGAAGCACTCGGTTGTTTGTCTGCGCACCAGTCAAGGCATTGATGGCTAACTGCTGGGTTATCTGGCCTGTACCGCCTTTGGCGATTGCCAGCGTGCCGGTCAAGTTCTGCGCCTGCAAGTCAAACACGTTTGTGGCATCAGACCACACCATGATCTTGTCACCGTTGACAACAGAGATACCTGTACCAGCAGCCGTGGTGTTACCAATGACCGTAGAGTTATAGATCGTTATGGTGTAGCCGCTGTTGTTGCGAACAATGTACTGTTTGGACGCAGGCGGGATGTAAACGTTGGTTGCCGCAGATGCTCCGGTAAAGCTCAGCATGGCGTACACGGACTGATTTAATGCTGCGCTGGATGTTGGCCCGTTGACGTAAGTCAGTGCTTGGTTGGTAGAAGTGATCGGTACAACCTGATAGCCCGCAACGGCTGTGTCCAGAATGTAGGCCAGATTGCTGTCTGTGGTTGCGCCCCACGCACCGGCTTGGTCGCCAGAGCCGATCAGTTCGATCCGCAGGCTTGATGAATATGTACTGCTCATTATGTTTCTCCTTGTTCGGTTTTGGCGGTTATTGGATCAGTCGGCCAAACCACAGACTCTACCCGTGGGTCAATATCTTGGGAAGTAATATCTCTGAGAGCTTGTCTGTAAGCCGCCCACTCTGCCTTGTCTGGGGTGTTAACGTCGGGTATTTGAGTCCAATCAGTCTTGGCAATAAGTTCGTTCCTTGTGGTTCGTGTGTTTGACCACGCTGAATTTTTCCACGCAGTAATCTCTTCTTCCGTTAAGGTAACCACACGGACGATATAAACCCAATCGCCTTCTTCATAAGGCTCGCATTCTTGGAGTTTTTCAGTTAAATAACTATGCTCTTTGTGCATATTAACTGGTTTGGCGTTATTGGCGGAAAGAAATTCTGTGGTTGGGATACCATCTGGAAACGATGTATTTGGGAACAACTCCCAAGAAAATCCAACAGTGATGGGGTTTGACAAAATTGCAATTTTCATACGTTTCTTTCAAATTTATAGATCGGGGAACGCTGCGGTTGGAGGTGTAAAATTTGATGTGTACACAGCATATTTTGAAATACGGAATTCATCTAAATAACCGGTAAATGTCCTTGCGGTGGTATTATATCCGCCCATCGTTAAATAGGCTGAAGGATAGTTATAACTATCCGTAACAATCAAAGCAGAATCAGCTACGCCGTCAATATAAACTGTTAAATTGCTTGCGCCTGTGCCATATCTAACCACGGCAAAATGAATCCAAGCTGCGGTTGTTACGGTACTTGCAGTTCCAGTAGCCGCGCTTGCGGCTCCATAGAAAAGTCTTAAATTGTTACTTGTGTAATACGCCAAGGCTAAACCTGTTTGAGCGCCAAACCCCGCTGCCGTAAACGCTATTTGAAAAATTCCTTTATCTGAAGTAGCTGCATCCGCATAAAACCAACCCTCTACAGTGAAATCCCCTGAACCCAATAATATGGCCTGATTGTCGTTATTTATAAAGTTTTGAGTGGTTATATAATTGGTTATTCCGCCCGGAAAACGTATAGAGCTACCACCAAATTTTGACTGAGTTGTACTCAAGACAACACCAGTACCTTGTGGGATCAACATTTGGTTCATTGAACTGTCGTACATCCCGGCGGTTGAAAAATTAAGTAAAAGTGTAGTATTGGTCACCTGCGTTACAGGCGAAGTCGGCGGCGTAAAAGCAGCCGTATAAATTGCTGTTCCTTTTACAACTCTGTATCCCGCAGCATACCCAACAACAGTTTGATCTACTCCCAGTTGCCAAGGTACGTTTGCGGCACTAAGATTATAATTTGTTGTGGCAGTTCCTACTGATACACCATTAACATACAAAGTTGTAAGAGTAGTGCTAGTTCTAACTAAAGCTATATGAGACCATGTTCCTGCAACATGAAATGCAGTTATAAGCGAAGTAATTATACCGTTTGGTACGGCGGCGTTTTGAAACACGCTTAATCTACCACTTGTGGTAGAATCGAAAAAAAGTGCTAAACGATTACCACCTTCAAAGTTAAAAAGATCGTTCCGCGTGGTAACAGTATTAACAATATAAAACCAACCTTCAAGTGTATAGTTTGAAGTACCAAATACAAACTGCGAAACGGCGCTGCTTGCAATTAACTCAATAGTAGAACTAGCTACGGTATTTGCATAACTCCCACTAAAAGATGCTGAAGTGTAGCCAACAGCAGTTGTAGGCGCGGAAATAGTTGCGTTTGGTATTGGGATTTGTGAAACAAACCACGGGTAATAAGACGTAGAAGCAGCCGCAGCCCCTCTGTACATCGTTAAAGTATTCGCGCTTATATTTACAATATATGGCCTAACAAAAGTAAGCAGACTTGTATTTGTCCCTGTAATAGCCGCAGTGTTTGAGCCGCCGTATGGATTAGCTGATTGTGTTGAGGTCAGTACGCTGGTTGGAACTGTAAATGTACCTGTGTAAACAGCAACCGCTTTAACAATACGTAGTTGGCTAATTAACCCGTCAAAATAATTGGCTGGAGTCGCTGTTCCGGTTGTTCCCGCATCACAGCAAAGATGCACGTTGCCAACTGTATTGGTAAAACTTGTTGCGCTTGTGCCTGTAGTCGCATCTGCAACTCCGTTAATGTAAACCACTACTTGCCCAGAACCCGTACCACTTCTAACAACGGCTATGTGCGACCATACGTTTAAAGTTAGTGTTCCCGTTGTGGTTACAATGTTTGTTGCCAAAGCCGCGCCGCCCGCAAGTTGAACAGCGCCTGTTGTAGTTAATCTAAGGGCCATTCTTCCGGCAGAATTACTATCGTATATATCAACAATCCCCCTTATCGTTCCGTAAGAGTATGGGTACACCCAACACTCCATAGTAAAAGTTCCTGTACCCATTGCGAATACAGTATTAAAAGGGATTGTAAATATTGGAGTCTGCGCAGGTCTGCAATCTACTGAATAAGCACTTTTATACGGGTTAAAAGCTGATTGGCTTTGCTGTGTCCCGATTGTAGTGATAGTTAAAGGCGAGGGTGTGACTGAGTCGACATAAGAATAATTATTTTGCCCGTTTGTGCCGTCCCCATGAACAAGGGTTGTTACATAATTAAACGGTGGGTTTGTTGCAGGAGGGGTGGGGCTTGCGGCAGCCGCTTTACCAGATTTAATTGCTCCACTAAACATACTTAAATCCTTTAAGGTGTGTAATTCTGGCCAACAGTTACGCCGTACCAGTTTGTACCATCAGAGAAAAAACTTAAAATATCTTGTCTTCCCGCCGTTGCTGTAATTGTTGGCGCAGAACCGCCAGCCCACTTAACTGGGTTGGTGACAGAAGGAAACGTTACGGTACGACTGCCCGTTCCATCTTGCTTTAAAAACATAATAAATGATTTCCCACTAACTACGGCAGGAAATGTGAATACCGCATTGCCGGTCAAAGTAATAATTTGTACAGTTCCGTTTACCAAGTCTAAAGTTATAGCTGTGCTTGAGTTAGCGGAAAACGGTGTTTCTACGTAGTTTGTGACCGTTGGGTTGGTCAGCGTCTTGTTTGCAAATGTCTCAGTACCGCTCAACGTAGCCAAAGTACCTGTGGTTGGTAAAGTGACGGATGTTGCAGCTGAAACCGTCAAGGTTGTGCCAAACGCACCACTGATTGTGAGCGTACTTGCCGCATTGTTTGCCACCCCTGTACCGCCGTTTCCCGCAGGTAAGGTGCCTGATACATCCGCCGTCAAAGACACCGCACCAAACGTTGGCGCACCAGAGGCGTTTCCATGCAAAACCTGTGATGATGT